GGTTCCGCACCAGGGCATCGGCTTCTGGTGGGGCCTGGCAGCCGGGCACACCTACGACATCTCGTTCACCCCGGCCTACGCCAACGGGACGCCGATCCCCGGCGCCCGGGTCGGCTGGATCAACGTGGTGACCACCAAGTAGAACGAAAAGAGACTCCCTGTAGCCAGTTGCTAGCTGCGGGGAGTCTCTTTTTGTGCCGATACAGGCCGAAAACGAATACCGCCTGCTATCGTCATGGTTCGATGCGCCGTCAGCGGGATATCTCCTGGCAAAGTGCCCCGTCCTGCGGCAGAAACCGTCCGAGCAAAGGATAGGGCTAAATGGGCGCTCAGCGTCTCCTGAAACAACGGATTTCAGGACTAATTTTCCGCCTCACCAGTAACAACTTCGCATCGGGACGCCCCGTCAGTGTCTTCGCCCTGACAGCCGCCGTCGTCTCGCTGCTCCCGTTCCACTTCTCGCCGCCGGACCGCCCGGCCGCCCCCGCAGCGCAGACCGCCCCTGGCGGCGCCGTAGCGTTCGTCTCCGCCCACCTGGCTACCGTCCCTGGCTCAGTGACGGTGCACTCAGGAGACACGCTGTCGGCCCTGTCCAAGACCGCCTGCGGCACCGCCGCCGACTGGTCCGGCCTGTACAAGGCGAACAGCAAGACCCTCACCGGCGGGCCCGACATGATCGAGCCCGGCCAGCGCCTCAAGGTCAGCTGCTCTGACCCCGGCTACACCTACCCGGCCCCGCCGGCTCCGGCTCCGGCCGCGCCTGCGCAGCAGCAGCCAGTGGAGGCAGCGGTTCAAAGCTCCGTTGGAGTGACGACCGGTCATTCCAACCAGAGTGCCCCGGCCGTTGGAAGTTACTCCGGCGCGGGCGGCATGCAGAGCTGCATCATCCGCGCGGAGTCGGGCGGCAATCCGAACATCTGGAACGCCAGCGGGCACTGGGGGCTCTACCAGTTCAGCGAGTCGACCTGGGTCGCCCACGGCGGGTCGGCCGCCAGCTTCGGCAACGCCTCGGTCGCCGAGCAGAACGCGGTGTTCGCCCAGACCGTGGCCGATGACGGATACTCGGACTGGACGCCTTATGACGGCTGTTAGAGGCGTTATTTAGATGAAGTGTTCAAGTCAGTGTACTTGCAAGCGACACAAGACGCTAGCCGATCGTGCGCAGTTCAAGGGCGAGTCGGCTGGGGTCCGTACCCGCCATCAGCGCGTGGTTCGGCGGCGCGGCAAGGCCAGTGACCACGAGTGCGTCAAGTGCCTCGAGCTGGGAAGACGTACGCAAGCCCGCGACTGGGCTACGGTCCACGGCACAGACGGCGAGGACCCCTGGGCGGATTACATTGCCCTGTGCCGGCTGTGCCACAGGTCATACGATCAGATCGGTGCACGTCAGCGTGGAGTCGTCAGGAATCCGCTCCACGATGCGCGCGGGCGATTTGCCAAGGTGACGTAATGGAGCTTTTCGAGCACGACCGCAGTACCAGGGAACAGCTGCTCGCGATGGAGCAGCGTCTCAACAGGAAACTGGAGATCATCATGTCTGACATCAGCCAGCAGCAGGCCGCGATCAACGCGGACACCACCGCCGTGCAGAACCTGGTCAGCGCCGTACAGGCGCAGTCCGCACAGCTCGAGACCGACGTGGCCGCGATCAGGACCGCTGTCGCCGCGCTCCCGCAGAACGTCGACACCTCGGCGCTCGACTCCGCCGTCGCGTCGATCGCCTCGACGCAGCAGGGCCTCGTCCAGTCCGTGTCCGACGTGACCGCCGCGTCCCAGACGCAGACCGCGCCCGTCGCGACCCCGCCCGCCCCGACCGCCTGAGCTGAGCAAGCCGGCCCCGGCAGGTCCCCTGCCGGGGCCCCCAAACCACAACAGGGAGAAAGATCATGACATTCGACGTAACCGGCAAAGCCCTCTTCGCGTTTATCGTCTTCCAGGGCGCACTGATCATCATCTTCATCGTCTACAAGGCGCTCGACAAGCGGCTGACCGACGACGCCGAGGGCGAGGTCTGGGGCAAGCCGACGCAGGCCGAGCGCGAGGTCTGGGAGCAGGAGATCCAGGGCAGGACGCTGCCGTCCTACGACGGGGCCCAGTTCGGCTGGCCGGAGACGGGCCTGGCGGCCTACCTGGACAAGACCGTCCAGCAGCCGGCGCTGGTTGCCCGGCCCCGGCCGGTGTTCCGCCCGGCCCCTGGCTACGTGCCCAGCAGCCGCGTTTCCGGCCCGCTGCCGACCGCGCCGATGCCCCGGGCGCAGCTGTCCGCAGCCGAGGACGCCGACCTGACCGTGGCCGAGATGATCGCCCGGACCGACCACTTCCTCGCGATGCTCGCCGCGCCGCTGTCCGTTTAGGCCGGGCCCGCCCCATAATGGGCACGTGAAGCTGTTCGCGGCCCTGGCGGCACTCTGGGCGGTCACCCTGACGTGGCTCGGCCTGTACCACCCGTACGGGCTGCGCTTCTCGATGGGCGCCTGGCCGGTGCCGGCCGGGACGCCGTGGACCTACCAGCTGCTGAGCGGGTTCATCCCGGCGCTGACCGCGTTCACCCTGCTGTCGGCGGTCACCGCGCTCTACCACGTGCACAACTGCCACCACGAGGGCTGCTGGCGGCTCGGCAAGCACAAGGTCAAGGGCACCCCGTGGTGCACGCTGCACGAAGACGAGGGCCGGGCGCAGGAGACCACCGACGACTTGCTGCGCGAGATCCTGGCCGAGCTTCGCTCGCAGGGCGGGCAGCGGATGTGAACCGCCACCATCACCGGGCCGGCTGGCTGCTCGGCGCCGTCGTGTTCGCCGACGTGGTTACCGGCTACCTGATGGCGGCGGCCGAGCACGTCCCCGCCTGGCACGGCGTCTACTGCACGGTCGGCCTGACGACGACGGACGGCTGCGACCTCGCGCTGCACGGCTGGGCCTACGTGGTGGCGGCGATCGCGATGATCTTGTTCGTACCGCTCTGGACCGGGGTATTCTCGCTGGTCACGACCGGCTTGCTAGCCGACCACATCGACAGCAGGGAGCCGTGATGCCGGGTCAGCCGGGCGAGGGGACCGCGAAGTGCCTGTTTACCGCGAAGACCGGGCACAGGTGCGGCAACTGCGAGATCGAGGGGCTCGAGTACTGCCTGCTGCACGTGCCCGACGAGTACCTGGAGGAAGCCGAGGAAGTCACCGGCCGCCGGCGCTGCCGGCACGACTTCGGTGAGCCGGACGCCTGCCGCCAGTACGCGGTCTACAACACCGTCCCGCCGCAGTGCAAGAACCACGGCGCCAACGCGGGCAGCGTGGCGCGCAACCAGGCCGCCGGGCGCACCGTGGAAGGCAAGATCACCGACCGGCTGGCGGAGATCATGGCCGAGAACGGCCAGCGGCTGCTGCACCCCTCGCCGATCGGTGACCCGCTGAACGAGCTGCTCGACCTGGCGGCCGAGATGGGCGAGTTCAAAGAGATCATGCGCGAGGTCACGACCAAGCTGATCGAGATGTCCAAGGTCCGCTACACCACGGTCAAGACCGGCGAGCAGCTGCGCATGGAGGTGCTGCTCTACGAGCGCGCTCTCGAGCGGTTCGCGCACATCCTGATCCAGATCTCCAAACTGAAGATCGAGGAACGCCTGGCCGGGGTGCACCAGCAGACCGCCAACATGCTCGAGCGGGCGCTGGATGCCGCGCTCGAGGAATCGGGCGTCGGGCTCGACGGCATCAACGGGGCCCGCCAGGCGTTCCGCCGGCACCTCAAGGTTGTGCAGGGCGAGCTAGCCGGGTGACCAACCGCGACCTCGCCGCGCTGGATCTTTTCGAGACGAGAATCGGGAAGACCCCCGACGACCCGCGCCTGGCCTGGCGGATGACTGCCCGGCCTGAGCAGCTGCTGCCGAAGCGCGACGGCACCTGGCGCGTCTTCTACCTCCAGGGCGGGCGCGGGTCGGGCAAGACCCGGGCCGGCGCGCAGGGCCTGGCCGACCTGGTGATGGCCGACACCGGCGGCGAGGGCGAGTACGCGATCGTCGCCCCGACTTACGCCGACGCCTGGACCAAGTGCGTGGAGGGCGAAAGCGGCATCCTGCGGGCGCTCGGCACGTCGATGAAAGAGATCAAGAGCCACACGAGCAAGACGGTCAGGTCGGCCTGGCGGACCTACGGCCAGGTCATCCTGCACAACGGTATCGTGATCTACGCCGACAGCGCGGCCGAGGGCGGCCTGCGCATCCAGGGGCGCAACCTGCGCGCCGCCTGGTGCGACGAGGTGGGCCTGTGGGACAAGTGGGACACCACCTGGAACGAGTCGCTGAAGTACGCGGTCCGCATGGGCGAGTCGGTCATCATCGCCACCGGCACGCCCAAGGCGTCGCGGCCGGCCCGCGCGCTGGTGCGCTCGCTGATCCGCAACGACCCGGGCGAGGGCGGCGTGATCACCCGCAAGCTGCGGACCGTCGACAACGTGGCCAACCTGTCCAGCGCGTTCTACCGGACCGTGGTCGGCTCGGCCAAGGGCACCCGGCTCGAGCGGCAGGAGCTGGAGGGCGAGCTGCTCGAGGACGTGGCCAACGCGCTGTGGACGCGCGACCAGCTCGACGGCATCCAGGTGCCGATGGTCGGCCAGGAAGGCGGCCCGGACTACCTGCACCGCGCGATCATCGGCGTCGACCCATCGGACGGCACCGAGTCGAGCGACGAGCAGGCGTACACCATCGCCGGCATGTTCACCGGCTCGCTCTACGTGGCCAAGAACTGGGGCGGCCAGGAGCCGCCCGCCGCGTTCGCGCGCCGGGTCATCCTCGAGGCGGTGAAGTGGCACGCCACGATCGTGGTGGAGAAGAACCACGGCGGGCGCTGGCTGACCACGGTGTTCGCCCAGGTGATGAAGCAGCTCGACGACTCCGGGCAGATACCGGACGGCAACCGGCCGGCCGTCACCGTGGTCGACGCGTCGAAGTCCAAGCGCACCCGGGCCGAACCGGTCAGCGCGCTGTACGAGCGCGGCGTGGTCAGGCACTGCTACGACGGCCAGACCTACGAGATCGTCGACCCGGAGACCGGGGCGACCAAGTGGCACCGCGACATCGTGAAGCTGGCCGAGCTGGAAGACCAGATGGCTACGTTCACCGGGGCCAAGGACGAGCGGTCGCCTGACCGGCTCGACTCCCTCGTATGGGCGTGCACGCCGTTCCTGAACGCCACGTTCGAGGACGTGCCGACTAAGGCCAAGGCGTTCAAGTGGGCGGCCAAGGACGAGATCGACAGCCAGGCAGGAGTCGACCGGCCGGCCAGCGGTATTTCACGCAAGCGGCTGAAGGGCGCGCACGGCGGGCTGCTCGACCACGCCGGCGGCGGCTGGGACCTGGACGACTTTGCCCCGCAGACCGAGGCGACCGCCCCGGGACCGCGCGCCAACCACGTCGACTGGCGGTAGGGAATGAACCACTGACCTGGAGTGTTGATAGAAGTACAAGGAACTACTCAGGGAGAAGATCAGATGGCAGTCAAGACCTGGAACGGCGGACCGGACGAGTGGCGCCCGCAGGCGGACGAATACACGGTCACCTACGAGGGCCTGGTCCTGTTCACCGGCGAGCACAACTGGCACGACGACAGCGATTTCTACGCGATGGTCTGGGACGCCGAGGCCGGCGAGCCCCGCGAGGTCGGCTACGCCAGCACCCGGGGCTGGACCTACAACAACAGCGCGACGGCGGACGCCACGCCCGAGGTGCAGGCCGCGTACGACGCCTGGAAGGCCCGCCTGGCAGCCGAACGGTACGACGCCTACATGGCGGCCGAGGCAGCGAAGGTCGCCAAGGGCAGGGAAGTCCGGGTAGTCAAGGGGCGCAAGGTCCCGGTCGGCACGCAGGGCACGGTCATCTGGGCAGGCGAAGGGCGCTACGGGCGCCGGGTCGGGCTCAAGGACGCGGACGGCACCGTCCACTGGACCGCCGAGAGCAACGTGGAAGTCGTTGCTACAGCAGGGAGCCCGGCATGAGCAGGGACGACGTACGGAAGTGCCCCGGTTCCCACACCATGTGGGGATCGGGGACGGGAGCACCGATCTGCGCGGTTTGCCACCGTGGTCCGGTGTCTCTCGGGGTCAAGCGCCCTGTCAAGCGCAATGGACGGTGGACCGGACTGGTGCCAGCGCACGAGAGGCGGACCGCGTGAAGATGCTACTGGCCTATATCGGCTACTGGCGGAAGTACCAGACCTGGCCGTCGCGGATGCAGCGCCTGCACATGCAGGGCGACCCGACCGGCGAGGTCCGGCGATTCGCTGACCAGGTGCTCGCAGAGCTGCGGGAGGAAGAGAAGAACCAGGACTAAGACCCGCCTTGCTGTCACATCTACCTGCCTGTCTGTACCCTATGGGCAGGGAGGTAGACGGTGGCGACTGGCAAGGGATTCAAGGTGCCCGGCGGCGGCAACGTCGTTGAGTTCCCCGATATCGCCCCGCCTGGCTCCAAACCCTACGGTGGCCGCAGGGCCCTGATGGGTCCCGAGATCGGCACCCAGTTTGACTGGGGACAGCGCCTGTTCGCCTATTACGGCGAAGGTGATGTGTTCGATTACGGTGAGTGGACCAGCCGTGACATGAAGACGATGTTCGCCCGTGACGGCGTGGCGAACGCGGTGCGCCTGGTGCTTACCCTCCCGATCCGCGAGGCCGACTTCTCGATCGAGCCGGCCAAGGGCGACAAGGGCGAGGCCGAATTCATCAACTCGGTGATCATGACGCCCGACACCGAAGGCGGAATGCGTACCCCGGTCCACGAGCTGATCGGGCAGATTACTACCGCGCAGATCTACCGGCGGTCGTTCTTCGAGAAGACCTTCAAGGTCCGCGACGAAGACGAGAAGATCATCTACGACAAGATCGCCTACCGGCCGCCCGCCACCTGCCAGGCGCGGTACAACGACCGGACAGGCGAGCAGAACGGTTTCAGGCAGCAGGTCTGGCTGTTCGGCGGGAACTTGCAGGTCACGCAGCACCAGAAAGTCCCGGGGTACGTCGACATCCCCAAGGTGCGCAGCTACATCTACACGCACGGCAAAGAGCAGGAACCGCTGACCGGCACGTCGGAGATGGAGATCTCCTACTGGTGCTACCAGACCAAGATGAAGCTGCTCTACCTCTGGTACCACTTCCTGGAGAACCAGGCGCTGCCCCGCACGGTGGTCTACGGCAACGACCAGCCCGAGGCCAACAGCCGCGCGTCTGACATCTCCGAGCTGAAGTCCTCCGGCGTGGTCGGCCTGGTGCGCCCGGCCGACAACGGCAAGGCGTTCGAGACGATCGAGTCGGGCGGCGACGGCGGCAAGTTCTTCCAGGAGGCGCTCGGCTTCCTCGAGGGCTGGCAGACGCACTCCGTCCTGGCCGGATTCATGGCGCTGACCGGCTCGGCCACCGGCGGCAAGGGCAGCTACGCGCTGAGCCAGGACCAGTCGTCGTTCTACCTGAAGTCCCGCCAGGCTGTGTCCAAGGAAATAGCCGAGTCGTTCAGTTACGGCATCATCAGGCCGCTGATCATCGTCAACTACGGCTCGAAGGCCGCGTTCCCGACGTTCAAGTTCGGCCCGCTGCAGGACGAGCAGATCCAGGCGCTGCTGACCCTGTTCGGCCAGCTGGCCGCCGCGCCCGCGCTGCACATCCCGGTGCCGGTGCTCGACCTGATCACCGAGCGGATGGCCACCATCCTCCAGCTCGACGTGGACCAGGTGCATGACGCCCTGGTGTCGACGGCCAGCCAGCGGGCAGAGCAGCTAGCAGGCAACCCGCCCCCTGGCATGCCGCCCGAGGCAGCCGGCGCGCTCGGCGGTCTGCAGGGGCTCACGCAGGCAGCCGGCGGGCTGATTGCACAGCACGGAAACAGCAACGGCGGGCTCCGGCCGCCGCCGCCGCCGGGCGCCCGCGCAGGCGGGGGCGGGGGCGGCGCGGTGCCTGGGCTGAAGATGCCGAACACGGCGGCCGGCCCGCCGCCCAAGCCCGCGATGTCCCCGCCGCCGGGGCGGATGGCATGAAAACGGTGAGAGGTGAGACGTGGCGGTCGGTGACCTGCTCCAGATCTTCGGCGGGGCCGGCGCCGGTGTAGTCGGCGTTTGCGTAGTAATTGTTGTTCTGTTCGTAACGGGGCAGATATCAACTAAAAAGCAGATGGACGACCGGGACGCGCTCTATGCAAAGCAGCTGGAGAGCGCGGAGGCACGCAGCGACGAATGGAAAAAAGCGTACGAGCTTGAGCGGGCCAGAGGCGACGCGAGCGATGCGACGGGACGGATTGTCCGTGACGTAATGCTGGGGTTGCGCCAGGCCAGCAAGGAGCTGGAGTGAATGAGGTTTTTCAGGCAGCGGAATCAGGAGCAGTCAGTGACGGTGACGCAGGAAGAGCGGCTCGAAGAAGCCCGCAGTGCGCGCCTGGCTGCCGAGCAGCGCCTGGAGGTCACGCAGCGGGAGGTCGAGGTACCGTTGCGCGACATGCACAAGGTCAATCACATCCAGCCCCTGATCAACCAGCTGATCGCAGGACGGAGAACGCAGAGTGGCAAACCAGCCGCTGATTGACGCTATCGAGTGGACGGTCAACGCGACATTCTGGGCTGCCGTCCTCTTCCCGGTGCTGATCGGTTTCATCTGGCCCTGGTGGCGCGACTGGTGGGGCCAGAACATGATCTCGCTGGACCTGTGCATCGCCGGCGCCACGTTCGCATCTGTTCTGCGCTACGACTTCGGGGTGCACTCGATCGCCCTGGCCTGGGTCGACGTGGTGTTCCTGGCCCTGGTGTTCTTCATCCTGGTCTGGCGGTGCGTCATGATCTTCCGCACTCAGCGTGCGGGGGTGACTACGTATGCCGACAACCCAGCCGCAGTCCCCGCCCCCGCCACAGACCCCGCCTCCGCCGCCGAGTGACGCTGCGCTGATCACGGCGGTCAGCCTGGCGCTGCTGACCGCCACGTCGGCCGCCGTGGCCGTGGCCGGGGTCTACCAGTCCGTCCGGGCAGTGGGCGTGCCCAGGCAGGCCATGCTCGCCGCGCTCGACATCGTGATCAGCTTCCCGCCAGGTCAGACCGGCGCCTACGGCCCGGCCACCCTGGCCACCGAGCGGCTGAACCTGACCCGCCGCGCCCAGTTCGCGATCAACGCTGCCCGGCGGATCGGGGCCGACCTGACCGCCGCACGCAGCCAGGGGCGCTCAATTAGCAGTCAGCTGGCGGCGTCGGTACAGCGTGAGCGCCGGTACTACGCGCAGCACCTGGTCGCCATCTGGAACCGCAGCCAGGCAGGCGCGCAGACAGACAGCGCGGCGATGACGTACGGCCGGCTGCTGGGCTGGCACGCAAAACGCGACGCGCACACAAGCAGGGAGTGCCTGGCCGCAGACGGCCGGAACTTCTACGCTGATCACATGCCACTGATCGGCTACCCAGGCGCAGTGCACACGCACTGCCGGTGCCAGCCGGGCTCTCCGTTCCCCGGGGCCCGGCTGGTTCCTAGCTTCGGCCTGCCGGAGGCCGCTACATACCGGAGAGCTGCATGACGATCAACCTTGCCCGCCCTGGCTACCGCCCGCCGCTGGTCCCCCCGTACAAGCCGGTAGCCGCGCTGCGCAAGGCCACGGCCCAGTCGATGCGCAAGCTGGCCGACGACATGAAGTCCAGGCACCCGGAGATGGGCGCGCACCACCATATCCGCGACGCCGCCGCCGCGCTCGACCGCAACCAGCCCGAGGGCGCGGTGCGCCACCTGAACGCGGCGATCGGCAACATGACGCCGCAGTCGCTGCGCCGGCACGGCCTGCTCACCGACGACCATCACGACGCCGCCAAGCGCTCGATGGACGCGATCCACCGGCACCTGCTGCTGGTCAAGGACGTGCAGGACACCCAGGCGTACAACAACCAGCTGCCGCGTCAGGGCGACAGCAGCCCCGAGCCGGGCGACGACAGCCTGGACGAGCGGCCGACCGCCCGCCAGCCGTTCGAAAAGGCGCTGAACGCTCCGGCCCGGACCAACTCCGGCGGCCCGGACCCGGCGGTGGCCAAGCCGGTCGCGCTGACAGACCCGCACAAGTCCAAGCAGGTGGCGGCGTCCAACGGCGACCTGACCACGGCTATCGAACTGGTCGGCCCCAAGGGGTATATCCACGGATGGATCAAAGCCGCTGCAGACTCCGTTGCACGCAGCGCACTGACAGCCGGGGTCATGAGCGACCCGGATGTCAACGCCCCGATTATGCGGGACATAGCCAACATCACGAGCGGTGCAGAGCACGAGCAGATCCTGAACAACGTGACACCGGCCAACGCCGTAGCCACCGTGCAGCAGCTTATGAGCCGGGGAATGAGCGCACAGGACGCCGCCAAGGCGGTAACCGCGAAGCTCAAAGAAAAGGGCAAGGTCAACCAGTCTCTTCAGGAGCTGAAGTCACGGGGACAGTACGGCGGCACCATCCAGACCGCCAACGGCGACCTGACCACGGCCATCGGCCTGTCCGCTGACACCGCCCGCCTGGCGAGCGTGCCGCACCCGTTCGGCAAGCCGGGCGGCCCGGGGCTCTGGCACGTCAAAGACATGGAGCTGCCGCCCTACGTCCAGAACATCGCGCACGCGCTGCTGCGGACCGGCCGGGCCAAGACGCTGAGCGAGGCCATCGCCATCGCGCGCGGCGCCACTAAGCGCTGGGAAGTCGGCAAGAACACCAAGCCCGAGGTCCGCGCAGCCTCGGCTGCGTCGGATGCTGACTGGCGGGCCAAGCAGGCACGCGCTCACGCGCACTCGAACCAGGGAGACGCGATGACCGCGAACAGGCAGCTGGCGGCCAAGATCATCGAGCTGGCGTACAACCCGATGCAGCCGCGCGGCCGGGACGGCAAGTGGTCACGTGGCGCCGGGCTGTCCGCGATCGACCGCGCCCTGGTGAAGAGCCACCGGGCCAGCCAGGCAGCAGAGACCCGCAGCTCGATGAAGGCCGCCCCCGGCAGCGCCGAGCACGCCGCCGAGCTGCGCCGGCTGGCGACCGAAGCCGACGCCCACCAGCAGCACAACTACGCCACCCTGCGCGGGTCGGCCGAAGGCCCGGCCAGCCGCGAGGCCACTAGCGTGGGCTCGGGCACCGACCGCCCCGGGGCGCCGGAGTCTGACACCGGCCGGGCGCTGCGGCGCGCGGCCACCATGATCGACCGCAAGCAGCCGTCGCTTGCCCGCGTGCACGCCGGCACGCTGCGCAGCGCCGCCGTAGCCGAGCGGGCCGACCCGGCGTACTCTGGCCGCCTGGCAGCAGCCGCAGACAAGCTCTCCGCCCTGCCGAAGGGGCACGGCCTGGCAGCCCTGCCCGCCGCAACGCCTGAATACAGGTCCAGAACGGCAGCTGCACAGAAGTACGCCGCCGGCGGCAGCGCGCTGGCGCGGGCGCAGGCAGGTGCCAACCACGCCCGGTCAACTGCGCGGGCGCGGGCAGGAGCCAGCCGTAATATCGCGGCCAGCTGGGAGACCGGCGGACGGCAGGAGCTGGCACGCAGGATCATCGAGCTGACCGGCACGGCAGCGGGCGCGGCGCAGGACAGCCGGACCCCGCTCGGCACGTTCGGCTCAGGCGGCGGATCGAAGACGACCCCGGCCACCTCGAGCAAGGGCGGCCCGCGCACCACCAAGGCAGCGACGGCCAAGGCCCCGGCCAAGACCAGCAGCAACGCGCAGAAGAAAGCCGCGCTGATCAAGCAGGCGGCCGGGTACCGGGCCAAGGCCGACGCACTGATCGCTCAGCGGGACGCCCTGCGAAAGGCCCTGGCCAGTGCGTCGGGCAAGACCAGCAGCGGCCAGGCTGGCAGCACCACGTCCAGCGGCGCCTCGACCACCAAGAGCAGCGCGGCTACGACGCCCAGCTCTACCGCTTCTACCAGCTCTACCGCTGCCAAAAGTTCTACTGCTTCTACTTCGAAGTCGACCACGGCTGCATCGTCCACGAGCGCCGCCGGCCTGAAGAGCCAGATCGCGGCGCTGAACACGCAGATCGTCCAGCTGCAGAACCAGTACCGCGCGGCGATGGCGCAGGCCAAGGCGCTGTGAGGCGCGGTGCTGATCTCTCAGCAGGTCACCGAGTTCGCAGGCTGGGATACCGCCTGGCTTACTGAACGGCGCGGCCGGGACGGCAAGTGGGTCAAGGGGCTCGGCCACGGTTTTCTCCAGGAGACGTTCCCGGGAATGCCGCACATCCAGCACGGGCCCGACCCGGAGCACCGCGAGCAGGAGCTGCTGGCGAAGCTGGCGGCGGACCAGGAGAGCGGCATCAAGTCCGAGAGCCAGCCGCACGCCAAGCGCGGCCTGGTGCAGGCAGGCGGAAACGCCAACTACTTCGGGAACAGCGCGGACACGCAGGTGGTCACCTTTAACAACGGCCACAAGTGGGTCCGTAAGCGCGGCCAGGGCATGCAGACCGAGGCCAACGAGATCGTCGCATCGCGTATCTCTGATGTCGTCGGCGCCGGGGCGCCTGGCGTGGTAGCCCAGCGGTCAGGGCCGGACACCGATCCTGAGCTGTGGGAAGAGTACGCCAGGGGTGCCAAGCCGGCTATCGAGTGGATGGGCGGAACCGACGAGGACGAGGACCCTCTCGGTGACAATGACCCGTACAACGAGTACATCAGCCCCCAGGGCGAGCGGATCGGCCTCCTGGACAACCTGACCGGCAACGGCGACCGGCATTTCGGTAACTGGATGGTGCACCACACAGCCAAAGACGGTGACGTGCCCGTACCTATCGACCACGGCAACCTGTCCTGGCAAGTCGACAACTACAAGTCAGGCTCCGGTCCGTTCGGCGAGGATCTGTGGAACGAGCCCGAGTCGCTGGTGCAGTTCCCGGCTGAGCAGTGGACAGAATGGCAGGCCGGGCTCAATAACTTGAAGCCGTATTTCGAGAAGTACGGTATGGACTACGAGTATCAGAACATGATGATGAATTTTGATCAGATGCACCAGTACGCCATCGGGACGGAGAGCTGATGTCTCTCGCGGTCTACTCCGGCGGCCGGGTGCTCGGCCGGATTCACATGGAAGGCAGCAGGCTGCGCGGCACCACCCGTGGCATCCAGGGAATGGCGGATCACGTACTCCGGCGCGAGGGCAGCGCGCAGGCGGCGTACCGGGCGCTGTCAGGCAAGAACAACGGGTACATATCCGTCATCGAAGAACCTGACGAGCCGGTCGAGTTCGGCTGGCGGTACAACCCGGGCGAGCTGCGCAACGAGCACGGCGAGTGGACGAAGGCCGGGGAACTGCTCGGCGAGGCAGGCAAGGACTACGGCCAGCCGGACCACGCGCGGCTGATCAGCGACCGGGGCCGGCCGCCGGACCCGGCCGACCACCCGTTCTTCAAGGCGCACCCGGTCAGCCCGGAGCACATCGTCGCCAGCTACGACCGGGCGCCGGATCCGATCAAGCAGCAGGGGATGCGCTGGTACTCCGACGCCCACGTGATCGCCAAAGCCCTCGCAGGAGGGAATGCGGACAAGGGCGCCGGCGTGCTGGCCGCATACTCGCCGCAGACCGGCTGGCCGTCCAACATGATGAACGCGGCCCGGTCACTCGAGATGGGCCGGGCCCTCGGCCCCGGCGAGGGCATGATCACCACGGCGATGCAGGCCAACGCCCAGAAAGCGATCGACGGTGCTCCGGCCGACGTAGCCAACTCAAGCCCGAAGACCAGGGCGTTCGCCAGGCTGATCCGCAACGGCGGCGACATGCCCGGCGACGATCAGGGCGACGTGGTGATTGACCGGCACGCCATGACGGTGGCCATCGGCCAGCGGCTGCCGAAAAAGGAAGCGGACCTCGCCCCGATCGGCAAAGAGCGTCATTACGCCTACGTAGCCGACCAGTACCGCCTGGCCGCCAAGATGATCAGCCAGAGAGACGGCGTGACGGTCGCCCCGCACCAGCTGCAGGCGATCACCTGGCTGCAGCAGCAGGACGAGAACGAGGCCGCCGACCTGTCAGGAAACGTCAACAAAGGTCAGGCCACCCAGATGCGCAATTCCTGGGCGGCCTGGGGCAAGCTGGCGGCGGCCGAGGAAATCCCGACGTACCCGGGCACCACCATGCTCGATGCCACCCCGCACCTGATCAGCCAGCAGGTCATCGAGCTGGACTGGCAGATGGAGCCGCGCGATTCGCACGGCCGGTGGACGAAGTTCGGCGGGGTCGGCGAAGCCGTCAAGGTGATGGAGAAAGAGCGCGAGGGGTTCAGCGTCTCGCCCTACTCCGGATCGGCGCCGTCCGGCGGCTACATGGTCGCGCTCGACGGCCACACGCACCGCTACCCGGCCGCGATCCTGGACGACCCGGAGAAGTTGCACAAGGCGATCGACGACATGCTGATGGCCGAGCGCGAGTCGTTCCAGGGCCGGGACATGTACCTCGGCGGGTGGGTCGAAGACGGTAAACTGTGGCTGGACCCGTCGCAGAACGTACCAGACCGTGCGACAGCTGAGCAGCTGGGCCGGGCGCGCGACCAGGTGGGGATCTTCGATCTCAACACCTTCAGCACCATCAACACGGGAGGCAGCGGTGGCGGACGAATCATCGACCACGCCAACCAAGGTGCACGTGGCGGTGCCCCCGGGCTACTGGGACCTGCCGGAGGACGAGCGCCTGGCGGCGGCGGCGGAGATCGGGGAAGCTCTGCGGGCGGGATTGCTGCGCAGGTCATCGCCCTCGGATGGCACGACGCCTGGCGCCATGAGCTAAGAGGCCGCCACGGCGAATGGGTCCGCGACGGCGCCGGGCTCATGGGCCCGAACGGCAAGCTGCGCGACGCGCTCCAGGCGCGCATCGACACCACGTCTGACCCTGACGTGCGGTACTCCCTAGTCGAGGCAAAGGACGCGGCAGCGCGCGGCGACCTGGACGCGGCCAGGTTCAAGATCGGCCTGGCGATCGGGTACGCCAGCGTCAGCGACACCGAAACTGACACCGCGTCGCTGCACAGCCTGTTCAACGCGGCCGACCGGGCCGAGCGCGCCGCCCGGACCAAGCCGCAGGTATTCGAGGACGCCCACCCGCTCACCCCAGGAGAACAGCTGGTCAAGGACATGACCAGCAAGTCGGCACAGAGTCTGCCCGCCCTGTTCGGCCCTGGCGGGCACCTGGACTGGGACGGCAAGGCACCGACAATTTTCGCGCCGGGAACCAGGCCCAGCCTGCGGGGAACGCTGCTGGCGGTGATGGACTGGAACGGGCACATGGAGATGCTCAGGACCGTGGTCTCGGGGCTGCGCGAAGACCAGGTGCACCCTGACCGGCCGATAGAGGCGCCGGACAACTACACCGTCCCGCTGCACGAGATGATCCACGCGGTGGTGCCAGAGGGCCAGCACCGGGAGAGTAACGGCGACGAGCAGGCGTACCAGGGAAGCTACGCCGCCGCCGAGATCGAGGAAGGCTTCACCGAGCTGGGCACCATCCAGCACGCCGCTGACTTCTTCCGTCAGCAGGGCGTCGGCGACCGCAAGACGCTGATGATGGCCCAGGCAGACAGGGACAGCCCCGAATTCACGGCGGCCAAAGAGGATGCCCAGGCTGCCCTGGCGTCGCTGCGGGACAAGCTGCTCGAGGTCCGGCCGTCCGAGGCCAGGGCCAATGCGTTGGACGCACTGATCTCCGGGGTCGGCCGGCTCGACGACACAGATGATCCCTATGTGCTGGACGACGTTATCCTCCAGGCGCGCACTCTGCTGCGGGACAACTCCCTGTGGGCGACGATGAACGAGCGGGCTGTGGTAAAGGGCGTCAAGGCAGCCGTCGACAGACTCCAGGAAAAGCAGTTCAAGATGATGGACATACCTGTCAGCGATCACCTGACCATGAGCGAGTACGCCGCCGTGGTGAACACCCCGGCCAGGATTCGCTCGGGGAACGCGTGGGACCACTACGCGGCCGAGACCAGGCAGGCGTTTGAGTGGACATCGCTGGTCGCGCAGATGCGGACCGGCAAGGGCGAGGACGACCCGGCCACGCTCGCAGAGATCCAGCGGATCAGCGACGAGGTGAACGCGCAGGGCACCTCGGAGAAGATCATGGTCATGGCGCGGCACGTGGCCGCTGACATGACCACTGACCAGGCAGAGCTTGCGAAGATCCTGCCGTCTGTCCGAAACTCGATACTGAACGACTGGGGCGGGGACCCGCAATCGGTTTTCCAGCATGCCAGGCTGAAGGCATCGCAGCGCGCGGCCGAGGTCGCGGGAGAGAGGGCAGCGGCATGACCCAGATGACGGCGGCCGGAGCCAAGGCGCGGTCGATCGCGCGCTGGGCCTGGCAGGACCCCAAGGCGCGGGCGGTGCCCGCGCTCGAGCAGGTCAACGAGCTGGCGGCGCGGGCCGACCCGGCCGACCTGCCGGAGATCCGCGACGCGGCGTCGATGCTGTCCCGCCTGGCCAGCGCGGTGAACACGGACCCGCCGCCCGGTCCCCGCCTGATGTCCGCGCAGCTGTCGCAGCCGATGACGGTCAGCGAGCAGATCGAGCTGGCCGCGATCGGCCACCACCACATCCCCGGTACGGCGTACACCTTCCGGCACGGCTGGATACCCGTGGTCGGCAACTTCTTCAACGACGTGCAGCCTGGCTGGCTGGCACAGAAGCAGGCAGAGGCGGCCAAGGCCGCCAGAAAAGACGCGGCCAGGGCGGCGTCAGCCAAGCTCGCGCCGGCGCCTCCGGTCGCCGGCAGCCGGAAGCTGACCCCGGAGCACCAGGCCCTGCTCGACGCGCACAAGGCGAAGATGGCCAAGGCAAGTGCGGCGGCGGACCGGGCGTCGGCCCCGTCGTCGCCTACCCGGCTCGGGTCCCGGGACGAAGCGCTGCGGGACTCCGGCCTGGCACATTACGCGTCGCCTGCCCAGGCGGCGGAGGCCGAGGCCGGGAAGCAGCAGCAGGCAGCGGCCGACGCCGGGGCGAAGACAACGGGCGAGGCGCTGCAGAAGACGGACCCGGCCCTGGCTGCCCTGGCGCAGCCGGGCGCCAGCATGGCCGCGCTCAAGTCGTACATCGACGCGCGAGTGGCCGCCGAGGTGGCCAGGCAAGTCGGTCAGATCACCGAGCAGCAGCACGCCGAGCTGCAGCGCAACATGGCCCAGGTGCACCAGGGACAGCAGAAGCTGATCGCCGCCCTCCGCAAGACCCACGCGAAATCCGTGAGCCTCGACGACCACCGTGACCGTACGCGACTGGTCATGTACAACCTGTTCAATGCAGCCGGCCTTGCCGTGGCTATCGGCGGCATCACTCAGGGACTCAGCCCGGTCCAGGCACTGCTCGCATCGGCTCTCGTTCCCGTGGCCAACACGATCCACAACTATGTCCGGGGGCTTTAGCATGCCGACCGATGCAAAACAGGCAGCAATAGACGTTCTAAAGCAGGCAATGATTCAGGCAGGCGTTTCTCAGGAAGACGCGGATAAAGCCGCGCCTGATTTGATCGACAAGGCAGAGAAAAACACCTGACATAGCGCTGGCTAGCTGGCAGGCAGGCAGAATAGCGCCGTACCATGTCGCACAGGAGTTCCTTTCCAGGAAGGTCTGTGCCTCGTGTCGCCCAATTACCTCGGCTTCGCTGAAGACGGCGGAAGCAGCAAGATGAAGTGCCCGAGCTGCGGGTACGCGGCTGACTCTGCCCGGTTCGCGATCGACGGCGGCGCGTCGGGCACCTCGGATTCCAGCTCCGAATCGCTGCGGGCCCCGCAGGGAGCGCCCAACGGCAGCGGCACAGTCCCGCTGACGGTGCGCGGCGCATCGTCAGGGAACATGGGCCTGGCCAACAGCGGCGGGCGGGCGATCGGCCTGGCCCGCCGTTTCCCTGTGGTGCAGGGCAGCGACATGATCGTGTCGCGGCAGCCGGACGGCACCGCGATCGTCCGCCACCGGTCCGGCGGCAACGAGGTCGGCAAGATCCGCCAGACTGCGCGCGGCTGGGTACCTACCGTTGACGACAAGGACTCGGACACCCCGCACCGCCACCAGCGCGGGGCCCTGATCGAGATGGTCGGCCGGTACAACAAGTCGGTCGCCGGCGCTCCGCTGCAGGCCCCGGCGCAGCAGACCCCGCTCATGCAGCAGTTCGGCGTCCCCGCGATCCGCCTGGCCTACGACCCGGACGACGACGGCGACGACGACAGCACCCCCAGCGGCGACACCGACAAGGACGGCCCCGGCGGCCTGTCCCCCAAGGGCCAGGGGATCTACAAAAAGCTGATCGCCAAGGGGATGTCGCCGAAGGTGGCCCTGGCGATGGCCAAGCGCGCCCAGAACTTCGGCGCGAAGGCGAGCTAGCCGGTGCCCGCCGAGATCCGCCTGCCGTTCAGCAAGGCGCCCGCCCATCAGACAGCCGACCCCGGCATCTGGCGCAAACGCGTGCTGCCGGTCGGGCAGATCGAGTACAAGGGCCGGGTACTGACGTTCGACCGCAAGTACCTGGAGACCCTGGCCAGCTCGTTCAGCAGCCAGGCGTACAACCAGGTCCCGTTCCAGCTGGCGGACGCGGCCAACACGCACACGAACGACCCCGAGCGGTTCCGGGGCGAGATCCTCGGCGTCAACGTGGAGAACGACGGCCTGTGGGTCACGATGAAGCCGACGCCCGAGGGCAACAAGCTGCTGCTGACCAACCCGAAACTCGGCGTCTCCGCGCGCATCGTGGAGGACTACGCACGGTCGGACGGCAAGTACTTCCCGGCCGCGATCCAGCACGTCCTGGGCACGCTGGACCCCCGTATCCCCGACCTCGGGGCGTGGGAAGCCGTGGAGATGTCAAACGCCCCTGACATGATCATCGACTTGTCGGCGGCGACGTTCGCCGGAGAGGAAGGCGGCATCACCATGCCGGAACTGACCACTGAGCAGCAGGCCAAGCTCGCGCTGCTGCTCGACCTGCCCGCTGACCGGCTGAGCGCGGCGATCGACGGCCTGGCCGACATCACCGCTGCGGCCGGCGACGCCGGCGGCTACAACCCGGTCGTGCCCACCGAGGACGACGAGCTGGTCGACGCCATCAACGGCATGACGGACGAAGAGTTCGCCGAGCTGACCGCCGCCTACGAGCTGGACGAAGAGCCAGCCCTGGCAGGCGCCGGAGCGTCCCTGTCCAACGAAGGCGGCTACGGCATGAGCGAGATCGAGCTGACCAACTACCAGCTCGCCGAGACCCAGCGGCAGATGGGCGTGCTCCAGCGCCGGGCCGACCAGGAGGCGTTCGAGAACGAGAAGCGGAAGCTGCTCGGCAAGGGCGTCCCGCTCTACATCACCGACCTGGCCCGGCCGCTGCTCGAGGGCACCGGCCACACGGTTGAGCTGGCCAACGGCGACGGTGTGGACGCCGGGCTGGTCATGCGCCGGGTGCTGACGGAGTTCGGCAAGGCGGCGTCGATGCTCGACATGTCCGGCGAGCTGGGCAGCACGATGGACGAGCCCGACACCTCCCAGCGTGCCGAGCAGACGCGCGACGACATCGTGAGCCGGTACCGCAACCAGGTCGGTATCTGACCCGGTGGCCACCAACGTCCTGTATGTCGTACTCACGGCTTTCACCTACATGGGAGAGCACGTCGCCAAAGGCGCGACGCTCGCCCTGACGGCGGCCCAGGTCACGGCTATCGGGGCGTCGAAACTCCGGGCGGTCAACAGCTCGGTGAACACCAACGGCTCGCAAACCTCCAGCCCAACGCACGACACGCTCGGCGAGCACGCTGGCGTCAGTAATTCGAGTTAGGAGACCTGATCCATGTCGGCTTCCCTGCCGCACTACAAGATGGGGCCTGCCAACCTTCAGGTCGCCACTCTGATCTACGGCGGCCAGTTCGTGCAGCCCAACACGGCCACCGCCGGCACCACGGACCTCACGGTCAAGCCGGCGCTCTCGGCCTCGGTGACCTGCCTGGGCGTCGCAGGCAACGACGCCAACGTGCTGTCGGCCCAGACCGGCTCGCCCAACAGCTACGGCGAGCCGCTGATCGACATCTCGGTGCTGACCGACTACACGGCGGTCTACGCCGGCGGATACGACATCTGGGTCTGGTACGCAGGCCAGGTGGCCCCCGGCCAGAAGCTGATCATCGGCTCGGCCAACAACGGCACCGTCACGGCTGCCGGCGCCGGCCCCGCTGCTGACCAGGTGGTCGGCGTGTGCACGCACCCCGGCGGCGTTGCGTCCGCCATGCTCACCCAGGCCATCGGCGGACAGGGCTCGGCGATCTTCTTCTTCGGCCGCGCCCGGGTCTTCTAAGAGAACGAGAGGGACTGACCAATGCCAGTCGGCGCACGGGGGTTTTCTGACGGCCCCAGAGTTACCGTCAACGAGCTGCTGAAGGACCCCCTGGTCATTCCCGCGCTCATCATGGACATCACGCAGAACGAGTTCATCATGGACACCGTTCTGCGGATGGGCGGTGCCGCGACCAGCGGCGCTGTCCGCTACTCGGAGAGCACGCCGCTTTACGCGGACGACTTCCCCGAGATCAGGTCGGAGTTCGGCGAGGTTCCCGTCGTGCCCACCTCGATCGGCAACCCCCGCGTGGTCTTCAGCCACGAGCGGGCGATGGCGATCATGGTGTCGGACGAGATGCGCCGCCGGCAGGCGATCGACCCGGTGACGCGGCAGCTTCTCCAGGTCAAGAACACGATGGTCTACAGCTGGAACACCGCGTTCTACTCGGCTGTCGTCGCCAACGCCTCGATCCAGACCCTGGCCGTGGCCAACCCCTGGTCGAGCGCGTCGGCCACCACCCGCGCGGACCTCGCCCAGGCTATGTACCTGGTCGAGAACGCCAACGTGGTCAGCCCCTCGGGCGTCACCCAGTGGCTCGGCTTCGAAGCCGACACGCTGATCATCAACCACGGCACCAAGAACACGCTGCTCCAGAGCAGCACGTTCGCCGCGCCGTACATCGGCGACATCGCCAGCGAGAACCTGCTCTACTCCGGCACGCTGCCGCAGAAGATCCAGAACCTCGACGTGATGGTCTCCCGCCAGATCCCGCCGGGCAACGCGATCGTGATGCAGCGCGGCCGGGCTGGCTTCTACGCCGACGAGCTGCCTTTCCTCGCCGGCCCCCTCTACCGCGACGAGCCGCGCAAGACCTGGCGCTCGGACACCCAGCGGGCATCCGCCATCGGGCTCGACCAGCCCCTGGCGATCTGCCTGCTGTCTGGAGTGTGAACCGTGGCTGAAACTGCCACTGCACTGGCTTCCAAGCCGCTGACCGACGCCGAGCGGAAGAAGCTCGACGAGTTCCTGGCGCGGGCGGCGGCCGAGGCCGACGTGCACGCCCCGGCGGTCCGCATCGGCCGCGCCTACGTGGCGCTGGTCAACTTGTCGCTGCCCCGGCGCGACAACACCAAGGAAGACCGGCAGTGCGACCTGGTGATGGCCGGCGACACGGTGTACCTGACCGATGTTGAGGCGGCCAAGTACCTGCGGCACCAGCAGACGGACGGACGGCGGATCGCGGTGATCCGCCTGAAGTCCGAGGTCAGCTCTGATGGCCCGCCCGTGCCTCCGCCGTCGCTGCTGTCCGGTCCGATCTTCCGGCCGATGACGCAGATGCCTGACGGGACCCGGCCGGACCCGGCCGGGTCTACCAAGGTGGTCAAGCAGACCGAGGTCAACCAGGACTCGGTTCCGGCCGGAGAAGCCTCGGGCGGAGCGCCGGCCGACCTGGGCGCGCTCGACATCATGCCCGGCGAGACTACGAGCACGGACCTGGGCGGCGCCTACGCGGGCGCGGACCAGGATCTTCTCTCCGCTGTCAAGGCGCAGTCCGGCCTGGGCAGCAGCACCCGGAAGGGATAGCAGATGCCGAACATCGCGGGAACCGGGGTGCCGGCAGCGGTCACGGCTACGTGCCCGCGATGCAAGGCGCTGCGCACGTTCATGTCGATCGGGCCGGAGGTGAGCTACCGCTGCGCCGGCTGCGAGTGGCCGTTCACCTTCGGCGCGGGCAGCTCGCCGCTGAGCACCAACGGCGCGGTCACGGCCGGGGTCACCACGGCGCTGCCGTTCGCCAGCGGCGGCACGCAGTTCTCGGTCCGCCAGGTGCTGTTCATCAACGACGGCGCTTCCAGCGAGATCGTCGCGGTGAACGGGACGCCGACCGGCACGTCGGTCCCGATCGCCGACCTCGATTTCAACCACAACAGCGGGGTCGCGGTCAGCCTGGCCGTGGCCACGCCGTCCGGCACCGGCGACGTGGTGCCCGCCAACCCGGGCTGGGGGTTCTGATGGCGCTCAACCGCTACGTGCTCACCGCAACGGTGACGCTGCCCCCGGGCACGTTCACCGCCGACGCGGCCACCGGATTCCGGTTCGGCACCGGCAGCAGCGCCCAGGGCGCCGGCGTCTACGGCTCCGGCGGTCCCGGCGTTTCCTCGGGCGCTGCCGGCACCGTCTTCCCGGTCGGAACCGTGATCGTGGCCGACCCGGCTGGCGCGCTCTTCACCGCTATCGGCTCGGGCAACCTGCGCGCCTACGTGCAGGGGCAGGACGACGTAGGGCACGCAGCCCTCAGCAACTAAGGGAGGCCAGCGATGGCTGTCACCGCACCTTCGATCCCGGCGACTGGCGTCGCGGTCGCCAACCCGACCGGCCAGAACGTCGATGTCAACCTGCCGTCCGGCACCGGGACCGTGCAGTCGGTCATCGTGACCTCGCCGAACGCGCCGGCCATCGCCACCCCGGCGGTTCCGGCCACCACGGTCACGGCCACCAACAGCAACAACTTCCCGGTGCAGGTGGTCATCGGCGCCAACGGCGCGACCATCTCCGCCGTCACGGTCAACGGCTCGAGCGTCGGCTCGGCGGCGGGCACCTACGTGGTCCCGGCCGCCGGCACGATCGCGATCTCCTACACCGTGGCCACGCCCACCTGGGCCTGGACCGCGCTGGTCGCCGGCATCTCCGGTGCCCCGGTGACCCTGCCGGTCAACGTTCCGTTGCCCCCTGGCTGCTCGATCACCCTGATCTACACGGTCGCCCCGGTGTGGAACTGGACCAACCCCGAGGACGAGGGGTACACGCCCGGTTACTACGCATCCAACGCTCAGGCCGAGGCAGCCGGCTGGAACCCGTACACCGCGCTCCCCTACGCCCAGCACGCGGCCCTCGGGCAGAGCGGCCTGGCGACCGGGGTCTCCAACTAGACCGGAAGGGAACGACCAGTGGCCGCTAACCCGCAGCTCGTCATCAAGGACATCCCCAAGGGGACGTTCACCTACGACGGAGTGCCCAACAACTACATCGCCCGGGGCACGATCATCGACGTTCCGGCGTCGTCTGCCCTGGCCACAGCGCTTTCCGGCTTCATCTCGGCGCTGACCACGGCCCAGGCGTACGCCGGCTACGCGTTCGGCGCGTCCAACATCGAGGACGTGACCGGCGGAGGCAATCTTCCCTTCAACCAGGGGCAGGTCTGACATGGCACCTGTAGCACCCGCACCGGGCCCGTACCCGCGCGGCACTCACGTCTGGTGGATGATGCTGATCTCCGGCATCCTGTTCGTTCTGGCAGCGTTCGCCTTCGGCGGCGACTCGCTCGGCGACATCCCCGCCTGGACCTGGATGGCCGCCGGATTCGCGGCCTGGGTACTCGCTTCGGTGGTGCCATAGTCCGATGGCCGTGCTGTATGCCACGATCGCCGACCTGATCGCGGTCCTCCAGGGGACCGACTCAGGCATCGGGACGCCTGCCACGCTCAGTCCGCAGCAGCTCACGCTTGCGCTGATGTCGGCGAGCACGCGCGTCTCGATTTCCTTCGGTTCGATCATGGACAGCAGCGTGCCGCAGGCGGTCCCGCCGGACAGCTTCCACGACCTCACGCTGGACCTGGCTGCGTTCTACGCCTGGCGGACGTACCTCAAGGGCAAGGCGATGCCCGCCGACCACCCGGCGTTCCTGGTCTACAAAGACGCGATCGCCCTCCTGGCCGAGGTGCGCAAGGGCTCGCTCCGGCTGGACCCGGCGGCGGCCGGCGGCATCAACCAGGAAACCGGCGTCGTGATCAACCGGATTCCCAACGTGTTCACCGGCGACGACAGCAACACCATTGTCGACGGCTCGGGCACGCTGCAGGCCGACACCCCGCCCGGGTACTGGATGCCAGGCGGGCTGCTCGGAGGGGGTGTGCAGCAGGGATGACCAGCACCTTCGCCGAGCGTATCGCCGTGCTGCGCGACCAGACGGGCCGGGGCGAAAAAGTCACGATGCACGTCGAGGTCAACCAGCGGTACGCCCACTACCAGCACGAGCACCTGGAGTTCAGGCACCCGCGCGGCGGCCAGGCCAAGTACCTCGAGGACCCGCTGTACGCCCACTTCCGCGACTACCTGTCCGTGTACGCAGCCGAGGTGCTGCGGGACGGCGGCGTCAAGGCGCTCGAGCGCGCGGCCGAGCACCTGAGCGACCAGGTGGAGGTGCACGCGCCGCGCGAGTTCCTGGACCTGATGCGCTCCGGCCACCCGAGCGTCACGGTCGGCCCGCGCACGGTCTACGACCGCGCGCCCAAGGTCGACCGGCTGACCGACGAAGAGCTGCGGGCCAAGAGCCGGCTGCGCACCGGCCGCCTGATCGCGGCCGGGCTGCCCTGGTTCTTCACCCGGGCGGGCAAGGTCATCCGCGTGCCCGGCAAGGGGGAACGGTGACCTACCCGCAGCCAGCCCCGGCCGTCGCCAAGACCACCGTGCTCATCGACCTGCTGACCTCGCTCGGCTGGAACACGGCGCAGGAGCTTGGCTACCCGTTCTTTCCCGGCCCGGAGATCCTCAGCGCGCCCGACCGCGCGGTGTTCCTCACGCCGACGACCGGCCCCGGCTGGGTCACCGAGGAAGCCGCGCTCGACACCTGGGGATTCCAGGCACGCGTGCGCGGCCCGGAGGACAGCCCCCTGGCCGCCGAGCTGGCCGCCCAGCAGCTGGACACGCTGATCCTCAACGGCCCGTACAACGTCGTGGTAGACGGCGTGCTGGTCAAGATGGTGACCCGCTCCGGCGGCCACCCGGTACCGCTGCCGCTCAGTCCCGAGGACCGGCGGTTCGAGTTCACCTGCACCTACCTGATCACTACGGCACTGGAGTAACCGATGGCCGGACTAGTCACCACGCCCCTGCAGCCGTACAGCTTCAACGCTTCGGACGGCAACTTTTTCACCGGCGGTGCGCCGGCCAGCTTCGGCTACGACACCGGCGCCGGCATCGTGGCCTGGGGCGGCAACAACGTCGTGCTGGTGCCCAACACCGGCAACGTCTTCCTCTGGTACTACTGCGGCGCCACCCTGGCCGGCATCACGCAGGTACTCGTCGGCGACCCGGTGGCAGGCCAGGTGCTGCCCGCGTCGACCACCAAGACGATCGCGGCCACCGAGTCGGGCTGGCTCGGGCCCAAGAGCCCGGTCACGTACAACATCCAGAACCTGAACCTGGTGCCTACCGGCATCGCGGGCGGACCCACGATCGCCGCCTGGCCTGCAGCCGCCCAGGGCTGTTTCGCGGTGGCGTTCACCACGACCACCACCCTCCTGGTCAGGGCTTACACCCTGGCGTCAATCCAGCCGTGAGAGGATGACCAGCATGGCAGACGAGAACAGCCAGGCAGGCACGCAGGCCAAGACAGCGGTACCCGCTGCAGCCGACCAGCAGACTGCCGCCCCTGTCCCGCAGGCAGGAGGTGCGATCCAGAACGTGCCGCAGCCGACCAGCATGATCCGCCCGCCGGCCACGGCCGAGGAAACCCGCCCGGCTCCCCCTGGCGACGACACCAACGCGGCTGCGCGCATCCGCGCTCTCCGGCAGGAAGCCGACAAGCTGGAGGCGGGCCTGCACGGGCCGGCCACGGTCAAGGTCAAGGTCGAGCTGCCGCACTCCGAGCTGCACTTCGGAGGCTTGTTCGTGGACAACGAGTTCACGCCGGTGCCCCTCGAGCGTCTGGCCTCCCTTCAGCAGGCGGCCGAGAACGCGCAGGTCACCCTGACCGTGGAAGGATAACGGGCTGTGCCATCGCTGCCGTACACTCCGCCGGCCTATACCACCACCAACGTGGTGTACGGCGTCGGGCTCATGTTCACCGCGCCCAACCCCTCAGCGGGCGTCGGCGCGTCCGTTCCGTCTGACGCCAACCTGGGCGTCGGCTCGGCCTGGCTGACCGCCGGGTGGTCGTACATCGGTGCTACCGAGGCCGGCGTCACCCTGACGTTCAACCCGACCACGCAGAACATCAACATCGAAGAGCAGCCCACCCCCGTGGGCGTCGCGGTCAACACCGCCGAGCTGCAGCTGACCACCAACCTGTCCGAGGAAACTCTCTCGCACATCAACCAGGCATGGGGCAACGGCGGCGTCACGGCGGTCACGGCGGCGGGTGCCGGGCAGCCAGGCAAGTCGGTGCTGACCCTCTCCACCAACTTCCAGACGCTCTCGGTCGCGGTCGTGGGCCAGAACCAGCTCGGGTTCGCGCGCGTGCTCTACATCCCCGTGGTGGTGTCGGCCGGCCAGGTGCAGACCGCTTTCCGCCGCGCGGCGCAGCAGCGCCTGTACCCGCTCACCCTGTCTGCCATCTGCCCGTTCAACGCCATCACCTGGACGGACCTGACGGCAGTCGCCACCTCCTAACGCGTAAAGAAAGGGGAACACGCAATGGGCGGATTCAACGCGGGAACCGTAGTCGAGCCTCTCGACTACGATTTCCGCACCAAGGATGCTCCGAACGCAATCCACGGGGTTATCAAGGAACCGACTGACCGGCAGATCGCCGACTACATGTCAGGGATCAAGAAACTGACAACGGAGCTTAAGGCCGACCTGCCGGCCAGCCTCACCACTGCCGGGGCCGACATCGCCGACTTGTTCAACGCGGTCGACGACCTGGACCCGGAATTCATCATCAAGTTCCACGAGGCAATGGCCGGCCTGTTCGCTCAGCTGTGCTCCGGTGACCCGTCCCAAAAGGACATCCTCGCTCTCCCGATCCGCATCCGCGTGATGTTCTACGGCTGGCTGCAGCAGGAGGTGATGTCCCCGGAAGCCGCGCCCGGCGGTGGGAGCAATGTGACGAAGCTGCCCGCACGCGCCGGGTAATCCTCTACGCGGTACGGCGGTATCTCCAGTTCAGCGAAGACGAGTGGGACGCGCTGACCTGGGACAAGAAAGAGGCGTACCTGGAAGGGCTCGACCAGGACGAAGACGTGATGTTCTCGCGGAACCGTGACGCCGGCCAGGATTTCACAGGCGGCAGCGGAGAGATGGCCCCGCAGGTCAGAACGGGCGTCGACACAGGGCAGAACGTGATCGACCTGGCAGCAATGAGGGCCGAGCTGGAGACAGACCCCAGGTCCCGCCGGCAGTGGTAGGAAGGCGGTGAGGCAGTGGGTTTCGACGCAGGAAGCATCGACGCCAGGCTGACCGTCGACACCGCCCAGTTTGACCGGGACATGGACGCGGCCGAGGCGCGCGTCAAGCGGTTCACGGACAACAAGCACGAGATCAAGGTCTCAGCTGTCTTCGACAGCGCCAGCCTCTCCAAGGCCACCAAGGCGTTCTCCGACCTGGACAACCAGATCAGCCGCCAGGCGGCCCAGCGGCTGCGCTCGAGCCCCCAGGGCAGCGTCCTGGGGGCCCTGAACGCCCTGTTCTCGCCGCACCCTGTCACCGGGGCTCCCAGCGCCTCCCAGAGCGCCCAGGGCGGCCTGCTCGGCAAAATCGTCCAGGCGCCCGCCACGAACACCGGAGGCGGCTCGGGCGGCACCAACCGGGTCAGCACGGTCGGCCAGGTGCTGGGCACCAACGGCGGCACCGCGAACAGCGTCAACCGGGTGAACGTCCTCAGCACGCCGGCCCGCAGCACCACGACCACGACCACGACAACCACCAGCGCAGGCGGGAACAGCAGCAGCTCGAGCAGCAGCTCAGGCGGCGGCAGCAGCAAGAGCGGCGGGGGCAGCAGCAACAACAACAACAGCAACGGGGCGACCGCCCTCGCCAAGAACGTCGCAGGCGGCATCGGCCCTGGCATCCTCGGCATCGGGCTGAAGCCGGCGCTGATCACCGGGGCGGTCAGCGCCGGCCTGGCCGCCCTGCCCGCGCTCGGCGGCATCGCCGGCGTCGGCATCGGCGTGGCGCTGATCGGCGGCCTGGTGGCCGCTGTCGCGAAAAGCTCGCCCAAGATCAAGGCGCAGTTCTCGGCGATCGGCACCGACGCCAAGGCTGTGCTGGCGGCGGCGTCCGGCCCGATTATCCCAGCGCTGTCGGCCGTGCTCAGCCAGGTGCCGAAGCTGCTGAAGTCGCTCGAGCCCCAGCTTGCGGGCATCTTCAAAGTTGTAGCACCTCAGCTGCAGAGCGTGTTCAACGGGCTGGTCCCTATCATCAGAGGGCTGATCTCCCTGATGCAGGCGGCGGCGCCCGCTTTCGGACCGTTCATCGTCGCCATTGAGAAACTAGTATCGAGTCTGCTTCCTGGCCTGGCGATTGTCGCCAAGGCTACCGTGCCAGTCATCGGCGAGTTCGTCAAGATCCTTGCCTCGTTCGGCGGCGACCTGGGCGCCCTGTTCGCTGACCTGGCACCGGCCGTCCGCGCGTCGATGTCCGTACTCGGCGCGCTGCTCGGCCTGGTCGGCGGGCTGCTGCCCGTCGTCGCCAAACTGGCCGACATTTTTGCTAAAGACCTGGCGCCTATAATCGCTCAGTTTGCCGGGGTAGTAAAGGCGCTTACGCCCCCGCTGACCATTATCGGGTCTATTATCGCTAACCTGGCCGGGGCAATTCTCGGTGACCTGGTGTCCGCTTTCGGTGCCCTCGCGCAGCTGCTTATCGGAATTGCCCCCGGGCTCAGCGCATTCGCAGGCGCCATCAGCCAGGTGTTCACCGTGCTGGAGAATACCGGCACCTTCGCCATCCTCGGGGACGCGCTCGAGAACCTGGCCGGACCCCTGGCCAAGCTGATCAACCTGATCCTGACCGGCCTGGCTCCACTGCTGCCGCCGGTCATCCAGTTCATCGGGCAGCTGTCAGGGCTGCTCGCCACCACCTTGTCGAACGCCATCGAGACGCTGCTGCCGTCGATAACCAAGCTGGTCGTCGGGGTCCTCCAGGTGCTGACCACGGTCCTGCCGGTGATCCTGCCGCTGCTGCTCGAATTCGCTAACATTTTCACCGCGTCCATCGCGCAGGTGATCCAGTCGGTAGCGACCGCCCTGGCAGACATCATCAACGCGATTCCGCCCTCGGTGCTCGGCGCCATCGTGGCCGGCGTCCTCGCCATCGTCGGCGCCATGAAGCTGTGGGCGGCGATCCAGACGATCCTCGACGCCGAGCTGCTAGCCAACCCGATCGGGCTGATCATCGCCGCGATCGCGCTGCTGGTGGTCGGAATATCCGAGCTGGTCACGCACTGGAGCGCGGTGTGGGGCACGGTTAAGTCGGTCGGCGACGACGTTTACAAGTGGATGCTCAACGACTTCATCGACCCCATGATCAACTGGTTCACCAAGTCGCTGCCCAATGCCTGGGACGACACGGTGAATTTCCTGAAGACAAAGCTCGTAATCCCTGTTCAGAGCACTTTGACCGGGGTGCTCAACTGGATCGACGCACACTTTGTCACCCCCGTTGTCGACTTTTTCACCAAGACAATTCCCAGCGGATTCGACAGCGCCATATCGTTCATGCGGACGAAATTTATCGCCCCGTTCCAGAGCGGTCTGCAGGGCGCATACAACTGGGTTGTCAAAAACGTCGCCGACCCGATCCAGAACCTGTTCACCAAGACCATGCCCGGCTGGTTCAACACGGCGGTAAGTGCCATCTCGGGCGTCTGGGGCAAGGTCGAGGGCGCGGTCGAGGGCCCGGTCAAGTTCGTCGTAAACAACGTGCTGGACAAGCTGATCGGCCTGTTCGACAGCGTGATCAACGCAGTCGGCCTGGGAAGCCTCAAGATCCCGCTGATCACCCTGGCCAGCGGTGGCAAGTTGCCCGGCTACGGCGGCGGCGACAGCGTGCCTGCCCTGCTCGAGCCGGGCGAGGCTGTCATCGACAAGGACAAGACCAGGGAATACGGCTGGCTGTTCAAGATGATGGGCGTCCCCGGCTTCGCGACCGGAGGCGCTGTCGGCTCCCCTGCCCCCGGCCGTGGCGCCGTTCTCGGCGCGCAGAATCCGACCGGCGGGAACGTGCTCGGCGGCGTCGCTGACCTGGGCAAGGCGGTGCTGGCGATCGCCACCGGCAACCCGACCGCCCTGTCTAACGCCGTCCTTGACCTGCTCGGCGGTTCCAGCTCCGGGGGAATGGGCGGCATAGTCGGCCGGGCGCTGCTCGGCATGCCCGCTACCCTGGTCGGCGACTTCGCCAAGTGGATCATCGGCCAGCCGAACAAGGCCACCGGCCAGGGCACGGGCAGCGCCACGCTCAAGCCGTCCGGCTCCGGCGCGACCGTGCAGGCGCTGATGCAGAGCATGGCCGCCTCGGTCGGCTGGACCGGCGCTGAATGGATCGCCCTGGACGAGGTGGAGAACCGCGAGGCCGGCTTCAACATCAACGCCACCAACCCGACCAGCGGCGCCTACGGCCTGGCCCAGTTCATCAACGGACCGTCTGAGTACGCCCAGTACGGCGGCAACTCGACCACGGCGGCCGGCCAGATCACCGGCATGCTCAACTACATCAAGCAGCGGTACGGCGACCCGGAGGCTGCCTGGGCTCACGAGCTGGGCTACGGCTGGTACGACAAGGGCGGCTACCTGCAGCCTGGCTACACCCTGGCGTACAACGGCACAGGCAGACCAGAACCGGTCATCTCAGGCAGCGGCGGCGACTTCAGCGATAAGCTCGACCAGCTGCACGCTGACCTCCAGCAGCTGACAGCCGTGACCGGTTCGGTGCCGGCCGGCGTCGGGCGGCACGTCGGCAGCGCGATCAACGGATCTGCTGCGGCGGCGTCGTTCCGTAACAGGTACCCGCGCGGAGGCAGCTGATGGGGTTCGACTCCCTGGTTATCGCCAACACGGTCGAACTGCTCGGCGGCGGCGTCTTCTCGAGCAACCCGCTCTGCCCGGCCGCAAAGTTCCAATTGCAGCCAGGGGCCGACCCGGGGGCCCCGCAGCCGACTACCGACTTCGTAGCGTCGCTGATCCTGGACGGCGAGCGCCCGTTCGGCCGCCGGGCGTCCAACCGCACGATCAAGCTGCCTGTCTGGATCACCGCGCCTAACCGGCAGATCCTCGCCGCAGCCCGGGAAGTCCTGCAGATGGCGATCGACCAGGACTATTTCACCATCGTGTGGACCCGCGACCCCACGGCTGGCAACCCCGGGGGCATCGCCCTGCCGCTGGTGCTCGACTGCTTCAGGGCCAACGCCACCACAGTCTCGTTCAACACGAGGCTCGAGAAGCAGCTGATCGGCATGCAGCTGGTGCTGACGATCCCGGCGCTGCCCTACGGCCGGTCCGACAGCCAGACGCAGGTGGCGTTCAGCGCGCCGGTGCCCGCCAACCCGCCGGTCTCCCCGCCCCCGGCGCCGGTCGTGCTCGACAACTTCAGCCAGATCAACTCACCGCTTTTCCAGCAGTCCAGCCAGTGCGTGGTCGGCCCGAACACCTGTCTGTGGGACCCGGATTTCTTCGGCGACCCGGGCGGCCAGAACACCTCGCTCAACTACGCCGCGTCATTCACGGCTCCGGTCAACCTGACGGGCATGACCTCGCTGCAGATGTGGCTCGGACTCGGGTCGCGGTACTACGCCAACCTCGAGTACCACGGCAAGATCCACGGAACCGGCGTCTACATCTCGCTGACGGACACCAACGGCGTCACGCTGTCGTTCTCCCGCAACAACCTGTTCCTGCCGGTGTCCGACTCCGCCCAGTCGCCGGTGTTCTCCCGGGTCTCCATCCCGCTGCCGACCGGCAACGCGTCTTTCAACTACGCCTCGGTCGCCAGCTACTCCGTCACGATCGTCAACCGCCAGGACCGGGTGCGCCGCCTGGCCAACGTCACCGCCTACCTGGACGCGCTCACCGCCTACCCTGGCAGCCAGCAGGTCAGCCCGGTCGTGCGGGGCGCGGTCTACACGATCTACCAGGTAGCAGGCACCGCCCGCGCAGCGGTCAGCATGTCGTTCCAGCAGCCGCCCAGCGCCGGCACGACCACCACGGTCACGACGGCCGGAGCGGGCAGCTACACCGTCCCCAACGGCACCGCCTACCTGTCCGTCAACGCCATCGGCGGCGGCGGCGCCGGCGCGGGCCGGACAACGGCCGGAGTCGGGGCCGGCGGCGGCGGCGCCGAGGACTCCGCCGAGCTGAACTTCGCCGCCCAGGCCGGCCAGGTCATCCCCTACGTCAACGGAGCAGGCGCGACAGCGGGCGCGTCGCCGGCCAACGGGCAGGCCACCGTCTTCGGCCCGGTGCCCGGCGGCACCCTGCAGCTGGTGGCGAACGGCGGGCTGTCCGTGCCTACCAACGGCACGGTCGCCGGGCTCGGCGGGTCCGGCTCGGGCAACTCGGTCGAGCACCCGGGCGGCGCAGGCCGGTCCAACCCGGCCGGGACATTCGGCGGCGGCGGCGGCTCGAGCGGCGGGCCCCTGGCGGCGGGCAACACCCCGATCGGCTCGGGCTCGGTGTCGTTCTCCAGCAGCACGACGTGGACCTGCCCGCCTGGTGTCACGCAGGTGCTGGCCGAATGCTGGGGCGGCGGTGCCGCCGGCGGCGGCAGCAACGGCGCGGGGAACAACGGGCAGGGCGGCGGCGGCGGCGAGTACCGCAACGGCCTGGTGCCCGTCACCCCCGGCAACAACTACACCGTGACGGTCGGCGCCGGCGGCGCGAGCGTGTCGGGCGGGGTCAGCGGGAACAACGGAACCCAGTCAGTGTTCACCGGCGACAGCAGCGTGCAGGTGATCGCTAAGCCGGGCACCGGCGGCGCGGCCACATCGTCTGGCTTCTCACCGAGCAACGGCGGCAACGGCGGCACGGGCACCACCGGATTCTCTGGCGGGCACGGCGGCCCGGCCTACCCGTACGTGGGCGGCGGCGGGTCGAGCGCGGGCACGAACGCCGCCGGCAACCCCGGCGGGTCACCCGGCGGCGCTATCGCCCCGGCCGGCGGCGGCAACGGCGGTAACAGCTCCGGCGCGAACTTCGCCAACGGCTCTCCGGGTGTCGCTCCCGGTGGCGGCGGCGGCGGCACGTGGAACAACGCGTTCAGCTCCGGCGCGGGCGCGGCCGGCCAGGTGCGGCTCACCTACCCGGCCAGCACCGGCGCACCGACCAGCAGCGGCGGCGCGGCGGTGACCGGCGGCGGCGCCGGCGGCAACGGCGGCGGGTCCCCGGGCGCGGCTGGCTCGGCGGGAGCGGCCCCGGGCGGCGGCGGCGGCGGCGCCAACAGCTCCGGCTCTACGCTGGCCGGCGGCAACGGCGCCAACGGGCAGCTCGGGATTACCCCGTTCGCCTCGGCCGCGTTCAAGTCGCTGATCGTCCACCGGCCGCCGCTCGGCGCGCTCAAGACGTTCCAGCCCCTGGCGAGCGTCGGCGGCGGGTCGGACGCCCCGGACGGTACCCACCAGTACACGATGCCGCAGCCGGTCACCGGCGTGAACGCCGACTTCGGCGGCACATACACGATCTACCTGATCAACTCGCTGTGGAACGGCGGCTCCGGCTCGGGCACAACGAGGAACATCTTCGTCACCGTCACCCAGTTCGAGTACGCGGGCGGCCCCGGCTACTCCGTCAGCACCACGACGATCACGGTAGCTCCCAACCAGGTCAATAACGGCATCGTGCAGGCCGGCGTTCTCACGCTGCCGGTCAAGGCGGTCGCGCCCGACAACCTGGGCGGCTACTACACCGTTTCGGTGACCGACAGCAACACCTCCGACCGCTTCTACGACTGCCTGTTCCTGGACACGATGGGCCAGACGGTGGTGATCAACGTGCCGTCCTCGTCCTCGGGCTACCTCACCTACTACATCGACGCGCCCGACCCCAACGTCAGCCTCGGCCGGATCATGGGCAGCCAGTCCGGCCGCCCCAACGCGATCTCGGTCATGGACAACACCCAGGCGATCAGCGGCGGACCGCTCTACGTCGAGCCGGCGGACGGCGAGAACCAGCTGTTCGTCTACTGCGCGGACGCCCAGGCTCCGAACGTCTCGCTGAAGTACTACTCTACGTACTATTTCGATCGGACACAGTGATGAAAAAACTGTTCCTGCTGCTGCTCGCTATCCTCGCTGTCCGCCTGGCTGGCCGGGCTGCCAGGCAGAACGTCCAGCTGATGGCCGCCCTCTGGCTGCTGGTGGGGATGTCGGCGAACCTGAACGCCTCGAGCGATCCCAAGACCCGGCTGGTCGAGTCGCGGCTGAATGCCCTGGTACCCGTCGTCTTCCCGAACACCGGCGGCACGATCAGCGGGAACGTCAACGTCACCGGCACGCACAACGTCAACAGCGACCTGACGGTCGGCGGCAACGCCAACGGCGCCGGAGGCGGCACGCTGCACAACAGCGGCGGGTTCCACAGCTCGGGCACCGTCCAGGCCGACAGCCAGCTGGTGTCGCCGAACGTGCACGCCACCACGCAGATGCTGGTCAACGGAGCCAGCACCAGCTCGGCGCTCGGCATCGCCGGAGATACCCACGGGTCCGGGTCCGGTCAGTTCGACAGCGGCGTCAGCACCTCGGGCAACGTCGTGGCCAGCGGAAACGTCAACGCCGGTTCCCAGGTGCTGGTCAACGGGGCTGTCTCCAGCTCCGCCCTGGGCATCAACGGCAACACGCACGGGTCGGGCAGCGGCCAGTTCGACGCCGGCATCAGCGCGGGCAACTTCTCTGGCAGCTTCGCCGGCGGCCAGGGCAACCCCGGGCACGCAGTCGGCACCCCGTTCAACGCCACGACGTTCAGCAACCTGGCCAGCGCGTTCAACGCGCTCGAGGACGCCTGCCGGGACGCCGGGGTCGTCAGCTGATGACCGCGCGCGACCGGGCGCGGGGGTGAGTAAGTGGCGCTGACCGTAACGGCCACCGCCAGCGGGACTGGCATCCAAGCTGGCACGGTTCTTGCTGTCCGCGTCCTGAACAACGCGTCACTTACGCAGAACGGCGCCACCGCTACTTCTGCGACGGTCACCACGCCGCAGCTGTCGATCACCCCGGGTGCATCGGGTAACTGGGTCTACGGCGCGGCTGTCGTCAACAGCGCCACGGCGTTCACGGTCGACGCGAACACCACCTCGATCAGCTCGGTGCTCATCGGCACGAGCGGCACGGCGCCCCGCGCTGGGGTCTACCGCTCCACGTCTACGACGACGACATCGGCGACCACCTACGGATACAGCGCGCCGTCTGTCGCCTCCGGCAGCGTGTGGATCTCCGAGGCGGAGATCATCGCGAGCGGCACTCTCGCCGAAGACGCGTCCACCCCGGCCGTGTCCTCCAACACGACGGCTACCAGCGCAACCTCGGCGTCGTTCACCCCGCCGGCCAGCTCTGTCCTGGTCGCCATCGTCAACGCCAACTGGACCGGCTCCGGCGGGTTCACGGTCGCGGTCACCGACTCCGCCAGCGCCTACACCTGGACGCAGCTGGTCCACACGGCCACGGAGTCGATCACCAGTATCTGGGTCGGCATCCCGAAGACCGTGCCCGGTGCAGCCGGCCTGACCGGCATCGGCGCGCTCGGCGCCTCCGGCGCGTTCGCCGGCGCGGCCGGGCTCAGCGGTACCGGCGCGCTCGGCGCGGCTGGAGTCTTCGCAGGCGCAGCGGCTCTCACCGGCTCGGGCACGCTGGGCGCCACAGGCACCGACCTCAAGCGCGGCGCGGGGCTCACCGGCACCGGCGCGCTCGGCGCGGCGGGCACCGACAGCAAGCTCGCTACCGCCGGCCTGACAGGTACCGGCGCGCTGGGCGCCACGGGGGCCTTTGCCGGCGCGACCGGGCTGTCGGGCTCGGGGTCACTGGGCGCGGCCGGAGCCTTCGCCGGCACAGCGGGGCTCAGCGGGTCCGGTTCGCTGGGCGATCTCTGGACGCACGGGTACGTCGCCGGCCTGACCGGCGTCGGAAACCTGAGGACGTACGAGCAGGTTCAGTTCGCCGGCCTGACCGGCGTCGGCAGCTTCGTGATCCTGGGCGAGAAGCTCGGTTTCACCGCCGGCCTGACCGGCGTCGGCAACCTGTCCATCCCGCAGGTGTCCGGCGGCCTGGTCAACGGCATCGGCGGCGGGTCGACACCGCAGGCGCTGCCCGGGGCCAGCCAGGTGGCCGTGGCTCCCCCTGGCAGCTCCAACTGGCAGTGGATCGGCACCCTCGGCCACGTCACCGCGCTGACGTACAGCTTCGTCTGCCCTGGCGGGTGCGACAAGATGACGCTCAGCCTCCAGGTGCCCGCCTCCTACCGCACGCAGCTGTTCAACCCCGGCTGGCAGGTCAAGATCACGCGCGGCGGCCACCGGGTCTGGTACGGCAAGCTGGACGAGCCGGTCCCGAGCGCCAGCGGCTGGCAGCTGACCGCCGTGGGCGCGGGCAACCTCGGGCAGAACTTCGTCAACTACTACACCAGCACCTGGCCCACCAGCGAGCCCGACCAGATCATCAACAACGCGATCGGGCGCGGGCTGCCGTGGTCGAACCCCGGGCTCAACAGCTCGCCGTACGCCAGCCAGTTCTGGACCGGCCAGGCGGTCGACCCCGGCTCGAGCACGGTCACCGACACGCTCAACCTGATCTGCACGCGCGGCGGCCTGACCTGGTATGTCAACAGCCAGCCGGGCGGGCTGTACAACAGCAACAACCTGTCGGTCTTCCCGCTGCCGACCGTGCCGAACAGGCTGCTGGTCTGCACCGACCCGGTGGCGCGGACCCTCGGCGGCGACATCAACACCATCGTCGCCAAGTACATGACGGCGGCCGACAACACCACCACCAACACCTCGGCCACCTACTCCACGGCCTTCGTGCAGAACGCCCCCAGCGAGGCTGTCCACCAGGTCATCGAGACCTACATCGACCTGTCTGACGTGGGCGTCATGACGCTCACCCAGGTCCAGCAGGTCTGCAACTACATCTTCCAGATCTACCAGCGGGCCACCTTCGCCGGACCGTTCAAGGCCAGCTACGGCCAGCTGCTGAACACCGGCGGAATGGCTATCGACCCGGGTACCGACCAGGCAGGCTCGATGGTCAAGCTGATCCTGACCGACTTCGGCTACGGCGGCGAGGTCACCCCGCAGTTCCCGGTCACCTTCATCGTCGGAGCGTACGAGTGGGACGACTTCGCCCAGGTGGCCACGATTACCCCCTACCAGAGCGCAGACCAGAGCCTGACTGGCCTGCTGAGCACGGAAAACACGATGCTGGTGCCCATAACCGTGGCGACAGCGCCATAATGATGAAGGAATCGGAGGCAGGCAGATGCAAGCCGTTATGTGCAAGCAGTGCGGGTCGGTCAAGAACATCCCAGACGGGACCGACATCCACACGCAGACCTGGTGCACTTGCTGCGACAAGGACCACCACCACGGCGAGCTGGCCGCCCAGTGCACGCCGGACCAGAACCACCCCGGCGAGCTGTGCTGGAACCCGCCCGGCCAGCCGCTGCGGCCGGACAACTGCGGCGTCTGCCGCCCGGTCATGGTGCTGCCCGTGGCCGGCCCGCTCAGCCCAGGCGGTCTGATCGTCGCCGGAGGGGTGAACTAGATGCCGTACATGACTGACACCGGGCGCCAGGCGGCGGTTTTCAACTACTGGTACGCCAACTCCGGGGTCACCCCGCCTGCCGCCACTACCCCGTTCCACCTGCGGCTGATGACCGCGATGGGCTCGGGCAACGGCAACGTCAGCGCCGCCAACGGCACCGAGTTGTCGGCCAGCGGCTACACCGCGCTCGGTTCGACGATGGGCGCCAGCCCGACGTTCACCACATACAGCGCTACGTCTCCGGCGGCGGTCAGCAACAGCAACTCGGTTAGCTGGTCGGCCACCGGCACCTGGTCGACGGTCGTCGGTATCGAAATCTGGGACACCGCAGCCACCCCGCTGCGGTACATGCAGGGCACCGTCACGTCGAACATCACCGGCGTGGTCAACGGCGACACCGTGCAGTTTGCTTCCGGCTCGATCACCGCGAACCCGGTTCAGTGGTAGCTTTCCGGGCCGGCGGAACCACGCCGGCGGACCTGCCCCGCGTTGTATCGGAAGCGGGCGAGCTGACGTACCTGGCTGACGTGTCGGAGTTTCAGCCGAACGTCGCCGACAAGACGTACCTGTCCTGGTCCAAGGCGATCTGCGTGCGGGCGGCCTTCGGGAACGCGCACGACGACGGCGCCTGGTACAACGGCGCGCGGCGCAAGGCGCTGCACGACGGCGGCGTGCGCTTCCTGGGGATTTACCAGTTCCTGGTGGCGGGGGAAGACGGCACGTCCCAGGCCAACGCGCTGCACGACCTGGTGGGCCCGCTCGAGGAAGGCGAGGTGCTGATCGCCGACTTCGAGCAGGGCACCAAGCCGATGCTCTCGGCCTGGTACAACCGGATGCTCGCGCTCGGCTACCCGGGCAAGTACCTCTGGACGTACACCGGGCTCTGGTTCGGCGAGCAGCAGGGCGCGCTGCCGGTCCAGTGGCTGGCCGACTACACCTCGGTAGAGCCGTCCGGCCAGCACGTCCTGTGGCAGTTCACGAGCAATTTCAGCGTGCCGGGTGTCGGGACCGCCGACTGCTCGGTCTTCCACGGCACGATCGACCAGCTGGCCGCCCTGGCGTACAGCACCAAGCCGGCGCCCCCGCCGGCGAACCAGCCGACCCCGGCGCCTGGCGGCACCTACCAGGCGGTCCGGCCGACCGGCTACCAGGTGACCTGCTCGTGGCACCCGGTCGCCGGGCAGACCAGCTACCACTTCCAGATCCAGTGGTACAAGAACGGGTTCGGCTGGGTCATGTACGACGACGCGCACCAGGGCGCCGTCACCACGACCCTGGCAGTCGCCCCGGGCACGCGCTACCGCTGGCGGGTCGCGGCCGGGGTCGCGAACTACGTCTGGTCCGACTGGGAGGAATTCACCACGCCATGAAGTTCGTAGCCCAGAAGAACGTAGAACAGGCCGAGCAGGACGCAGAGACGGTCCGGCGGATGCAGTCGGTGCTCGACACCTACTGGGCCACGGCCGGTCCCGGCGCGATGGTCGCGGTCTCCCACATGAGGGACCTGCTCGACCCGCGCGGCCTGTGGACGCTCGACCCCGAGCGCCGCCGGCAGATGACCGCAACGCAGCAGGGGCCGGCTGAAGAAGCCGACCCCTCCCTTGACCCGCTCACCGGCTGCAAGCCGGTCACTCCGCCCGGCGCCTGACCGCGCGCCGGCGCCGCTGCGCCCTGCTCTCGAGCAGGTAGTCCACGACGCCCAGGCCGGCGAAGAACGCGATGGCGGCGTAGAACCACGGGTCGCCGGTGGCCATCGCCACCCCGGAGCAGACCACCGCCCCGGCCGCCGTCACCACCAAGCAGGTCTCCCACGCTTTCTGCTTCCCGGCCACCGTCACCACCACCTCTCGTAGTACATCGCGTGCTGAACCATCGTCTGGTACTTGCGGATGCCGTCGAATGCCTGCTGCTCGAGGTCTGTGTAGTCGCGCAGGAACTGCGTGACGTACCTGGCCACGTCGCCCGGCCGGCCCTCCGTCAGCTTTTTCGCCTCGACCAGGGCGTTGTAGGCCATGCGCCGCTGCTGCCATGTGAACTCCCGGTCCTCGGCCGGCGTGAGCCCCTGCGGGAACACCACCCCGGCGAACAACTGGGCGGCCTTCAGCGCGGCGGTCATCCCGGCCACGTGCGTGATGTCTGCCCTGGCGAACCCGTCGCTGCCGGTCCGCAGCCCTACGCCCGGACCCTCCGCCCGGACCGCAACCTGGACGTTGCCGGTGGTGTCGACCTCGACCAGCAGGTTGACCCCTACCGGCACGCTGTACGGGGTCTCGGCGTTCATTCTTCCCACCCAAAATACAGACGATTGGAGCCGGTGTTCTCCAGCTCGCCGCCGCAGTTGTCACACTCGGCGCCTGCTGTCGGATTGCCCGGCAGCGGCCAGAGCCAGCTGCAGTCGGAGCACTTCCATTCCGGCGGGGAGACGGCGAACTGCAGGCTGCCCATCACGCCGGTCGCCCGGCACTTGGCCCCGACGAACGGGGCGGAGAAGCCGAGCACCTCGAATTCTTCAGTCATCTCGTCCGCTGTCCAGGTCTTGCCGCCCGCCGCCAGTACGGCGGCCAGTTCCTTGCGCGGCTGTCCCTCGGCGATCAGCTGCCGGCGGACCGCATCTGTAAGCTCACTCATGGGGGTCCTGCTTCCGTATTCTCTGAGTATGTCCTTGGCCAGGTAGACCAGCTGCTCCCGGTTCATCAGGATGGCGGCCTGGATAGCGCCCCGGGCGGCGCTGCGGATACGCAGCACGCCGCCTTTGGTCGCGTCATTCTCGTCGTCCGGCTCGACCGTTACGACCTTGGCGTAGCCGGACACCGTGATATTCCTGGTCACCGGCTGTTACCGCTCTCGGTCTCGTGGGCGGGCAGTGGAGCCGGCCGGACGGCGGGGACCACGTGCACGTCCCGGGCCTGGGCGAACCGCAGCCGCCGGGCGGTCTCGGTCGCCTCGGCCATCGACATCGCCTTGGATTCCTTCAGGCTGTTGTCGTCGTCCCGGTAGGTCACCTTGAAGCGCTTGGTCATCGCGTCACCAGTCCGTTCTCGATCATGGCCTGGGCGGTGCGCCCGTAATGGCCCTGGAGCTGCCAGGCCAGGCCGGTGTCGACGAGGTGCTGGAACAGCGCCACCGTGGCGTCCTCGTCCAGCTCGTCCTGCTCGTAGGCAATCAGGTCATCCAGCATGATCTTCTCCCTCAGTTGAATACGCCGCGCGTCTGACGGCTGAAGTCCTGCTCGCCGTGGTAGTTCGCGAACCGGCTGGTGACCTTCGCTTTGGGGTCGGCTTCGAACAGGCCGGCCAGGAACCACCCGGTCTCGTGCCAGGTGGCCGCCCAGTGCCCGTTGTTCGCGCTGGACCGGCGGGTGCGCTGGCGCTTGCCGTACTGGTTGACGTAGGTATCGGGCAGCGGCCGGTACGGCTCGCTCTTCAGGGTCCCGAGCTGCACCTCGTAGGCGGCCGGCGCGCTCTGGCTCCGGTGCTCGGTCAGCTCCACGAACCGCACGTCGTCCGCCACCAGCCCAGCATCTTTCGCCCTGGCCAGCAGCGCCTCGAGGCTCTCGCGGCTCAGGCGGGTGTGTATTCTCACGATCTTCTCCCTCCAGGACCGGTTCCGTGCCCTGTACTTCTATCAACACCTACGGCCGGGGTTTCATTCCCTGACTGCCCTGTCCAGCTCCTGCGCGTCCAGATACTCAGCCCAGGCCAGCTCGTACAGGTAAGTCACCTCGTCTCGAGCCGCGCGCAGCCGGCCCAGCGCAGCCTTTTGCGGGTCGACCCCCTTGTCGAGCAGATGCACTTCCATGTGCTTCTCCTGGTAGCTGATGAACAGCCCCAGATCGGCTCGCGCCCGCCGCGCCCGCCGCCGCTTCTCCGCCTTGGTCACAGGTCCCGCACCTCTTCCCACAGGTTGCGCGCCGAGGTGTCGGCGTCGTCGATGTTGCTCAGGAGGTCTTTGCCAAGCTGGCGCAGCTCGGCGATCTGCTTGGTGGTCAGTACTGGCAGCTGAGTGTCCGCCTGCAGCCTGGCCGTCGCCTGGATCTTCTCCGCCTTTTCCAGGGCCGGCTTCAGCCAGTCGATGGCCTCGTCGGCGTAGCCGAATATGTCGTCCCAGTTGTTCATCCCCCGCACCTTTCGCAGTTGCGCAGCCCGGCCCGCCATTCCTGGCTGGCCACCCGGTGGCCGCACTCGCCGACCACGTAGCCGGCCTGGCCGTAGTTCTGCCCTGGCGGTATCTCGGCGCCGATCTCCGGGTACTCCGGGGTCCGGCCGGGCTCCACCAGGTCGCGCATGACCTGGTTGACGCTGTAGGCCAGAGTCTTGGTGCGCAGCCGGTTGCCACCTGGCAGTTTCTTGCCGTCCTTCATGGCGTAGGTGACATCCTCCGACCAGGTGACACCGACGCCGAGGCTGCCGTCGTCGTTCCAGGTCGACTCGATCTCGAACTCCACCGTCCCCTCGTTGATGTCCTGGGCGTCCTTGACGTGCTCTTTCACCCAGACCGCCGCCCGCTTATCGAACTCGCTCATGATCCCTCCATCTCTTTCTTCAGCCGGTCCCCGGCTTCCACTCGCTCCCAGTGCGGCCTGGCCAGGCGTATCACCGAGTGCCTGATCTGCATGTTCACGCACTTGAACCCCGGCCTCTCGTTGCACCTGGAGCACGTCACGTGGTTAACGGCGAACATCTCACGAAGTGTCACCGGTCGCCTCCCTCTCTGCGGTCACCCGCAGGTTCATGCCGAACAAGCCGGCCTCCGGCTTGCGCAGCGCTTTCTCCACGGCGGCCTGGACATCCGCAGCGCGGATACCGCCGGTGCTGTCGGTCAGCCGCACGGTGACCACCAGGTCGCCGAACTCCGGCTCCAGCATCAGCGCCTTGCGGCCGGCCTTGGTCAGCTGGAACGCGTTGCCCGGGTAGGCGGTGAGCGGCTCGATCAGCCCCTGTTCCTTCAGCGAAACGACCAGCGGCACCAGTGCCTCTGCGTCCCAGATCCTGGGCCCGTTCTTGTAGCTGCGGAGCAGGTCCAGCTCGCGCCTGTTCATCTCGTCATTTCCCCGTTCTTGACAGCCAGGTACCTGGGCCCGTTGCTGCTCGGGCCGGCGTAGGACAGGTACCCGCTGCCTTGGTCGTTGCGGTAGAACTGCGTGGTTGTGGGGAAGCGCACCAGGTCTTCGAGGATCAGCTGCGCATCGTTGGCTCCGACCAGGCCGTCGCCGGCCTCGCCGGTCAGCAGGTCGCGCGCCTTGCGCCAACTAACGTTCTCCTGTGCCACGATCTTCTCCCTCGTCCGGCCCGGGAGGCGGACCCTCCCGGGCCCTTCACTTCTATCAACACCTAGACGGTGCGTCCTATTCCGTCAGGCGTACCTGGCGACGCTCAGTATCTGCAGCGAGTCGGCCAGTATGCCCTCGCCGGCCGTCTGGCGGCCGGCCAGGAACAGCGCGACATCCCGGTGAGATGCGGTCACCTTGATGGTCTTTTCCGCCTGCTCACGGCTGTTGAAGTGGACTCGGTACCTGATCTTTATGCTGTACGTCCGCATCAGTAGCACACCACCCATTCCTGAAGGATCTGGAGAGCGTGATCATAACTCTGAGCTGCGAATACTTCCTCAGTCAGGTCTTCTATGCGGTCTCCGTGGCCGGCCTTGCGCAGCGCGGCGCCAACCTTGCTCATCAGCGCCATCGTGTTGCCGTCGCTCCTGGTCAGCATGACTCTGATATCGCCGTAGCGGACCCGGGTGAGCTGGCCGGAGTCGACGTGCGCGTGCTCACCGCGCTCGTCCTCGGTGCACACCTGCGCCGAGGTGTGCCCGGAGCTGTGGCCCAGGATCTTGACCCGGTAACCGTCCACGAACCACGGGCCGGACCAGACGCAGGACATCTTGTGCTGTCCCTGCGCGCCCCCAGGGCACCCGTTGTGGCAGACCACGGTGAAGTCCTCGCCGTCGTCGTCAGTGCCGGTGAATGTCGTCGCCTCGCTCATGCTGTCTTGCCGCCTCTCTTCTCCCAGTTGTCCCGGCCGTTCCGGGTGTGCGGGTGGAACGGGGCCACCCAGTCCCCGCCGCGCTGGACCCGCAGGAACTCGCGGATCTCGTGGCCCTGGAACTCGAGCAGCTTCTGCGCGACCCCGAAGAGCACGCCGTCTTCGTCGAGGTCGGCGACCTCGAGGTCGTAGGTCGGACCGATGGTTACCCGCCGGTAGTACTGGCCCCAGTGGTCGATGTCGCTGGAGTCGTACGTACGGTGCTGGACCTGGAGCACCAGCGACTGACCGAAGACCGGGGTCGCGATGATCTGGTAGTCGGGGTGGAAAGCTGCGCTGTTGACCAGCTTCGCTGCGTCGGTGCTTCTCATGCCAGCACCGCCTCTGCTGCCTCGGGCACGTCCGCGCCGAACACCAGGTGCTCGCCGGGGCCTGCCAGGCGGATGGCCTTAGCCAGCAGGTTGAGCTGGCCGTCGAAGCAGTTCCAGCAGATCCGCTGGCCGCTCCACGGCAGCCGCTCCGGGCTGTCCGCCGCGCACAGCGTGCACTGGCCGCCCGCGATCGTCTGCTCGCTCGCGAACCTGGGCTCCAGGCCGGTCCGCTCGCTCAGCGGCGCGGCGGGGTCGTACAGCACGGTCCCGTCGCTGTCGCGCACCACTTCGTCCTGCCAGCGGTAACCGAGCCGGAAATGGCTGGTGTGCGGGCCCTCCAGGGCGCATACCAGACCTGGGTAGTCCGGGTTCTCCGATGTGCACTTCTCTGCTTCCATGATCTTCTCCCTTGGGCTCTTGACCCTTACACTTCTATCAACACCTTACGGTGCCGTCTCATTCCCGCCGCGCACGCCGAGCGACTGCATGATCTGCAGCGGGTCAGGCACCCGCCAGCCCTTGCCGTACTTGTCGGGCACGCCGGGCTCGTACCAGGCGAGCACCGCCCGGACGCTGAAAAAGTAGCGCGGCTGGCCGCGCCGGTGGTTCTCCACCTCGCGGACCGGCGCCGGGAACGGCTCGCCGGCCTTGTTCTTCGTGCCGCGCTTGTGCCATACGTACACCTGGCGGTTGTCCAGGTCGCCGACCGCGTAGAACGCGCTCAGGATGTGCGCGAGGACGGCGTACCCCGCCTCGCCGCCGGGGGTCGTCTTCAGGTCTTCCATCTGCTCTTCCTCTGCTTGAAAGGTGAATGCCCCGGCTGCCTGGGGAGCGGGGAGCTTGGCAGCCGGGGCACTCACGTTCTTGTTACTTCCGGGTAGCAGCCGCCTCGAGGGCGTCCACCGTCTTCAGCTCGATCTCGTAGGCGCGGTCCACGTCGTTCACCGTCTGGGCGTAGGCGCTGACCGCGTTGGCCAGGCCCCCGGCGGTCGGCTGGCCGGACAGGATGAACAGGTCCAGGATGCCTTTCTGCTCGTCGGGGGTGAAGCCGAGCGACTGGCAGACGGCCGGCACGGTCTCGGTCGCGCTGGTCAGCACCACCTCGGCCTGCTGGGTCCGGTTCGCGACCAGGCCCTCCAGGTAGCCATCGGCCAGCCAGGAGTTAACCGCGTCGGTCGTCTGGCTGGCGACCAGTTCGCCCGCCCGCCGGATCGTGGTCAGCGACGGCTTGACCTGGCCCTCGGCCAGCTTCGCGCCCAGGTGCACCTTGCGGATTCCTTCCTTGCGCTCGACCCAGCCGTTGGTGCAGCGCACCATCTCGATCAGCGGGTTGAGCCAGAAAGCGCCGCCGCCGGTCTCGCTGTTGCCGAAGTCGATTCCCAGGAAGGCCACCGGAGCGTCCTTTTCGCTGAAGATGTGGTGCGCGCCGTACTGCTGGCGGAGCTGGTCGAACATCCCCGCCCGGCTGATGCCGCGCTCGCCGTCGAACGGGCTGCGGTAGCCGTTCAGCAGGCCGGGAGCCAGCGTGTTGCGGTCGGGGAACTCGAAGCGCACCCGCATCCGCCGCTCGGACAGGTCGCTGACCCGCACGAGGGGCCGGTGGCCGCTCTCTTCGAAGCCCTTCATAACGGCGGTCAGCACGTCCAGGTTGTCCATCGACAGTCCGTAGCGGTCGCTCAGGAGTGCCCTGGCTACGCCGGTCTCGCCCTCGTCGCCCCGGAAGAGCCGGAGCAGGAACGCGCGCTCGTCGGGAGCGTACAGTTCCCTGACCGACAGGCCAGTCTCGGGGTCAGGCTGGGCCAGCCTGAGCGACCGGCCGTGCAGCCAGCCGTTGACGTTGGCGTCCAGGATGTCCGGCCGCGCCGCCCTCATGGTCCGCACGTACTGCTGCGGGATGCCCAGCTTGGTGGCCAGGCCCTCGTCGAACACCTCGGTCGGCCGGTAGGTGCCGTTGACCGGGGTCACTCCGTCTTCGTCGATGTGCGCCTCGGCGCCCTTGACGATGACCTGCCCGTCCTTGCTCCACACGTTCCTGGCCGGAACAACCAGGTCGAGCTTGCGGCTCTTCTGGTCGTTCAGCACCTCCACCAGGTCGGCGGTGGTGGCGTTGCGGGCTGTCAGCTGAACACTCATAATCTGGATCTTCTCCCTGGGGTCTGACTTTCAGGATCTTGGTGCCCTGTACTTCTATCAACACCATAGTACCCCGGTGCATTCCCTGTCAACAGCTAAGGCCGGCACGGGGGAGGTCATCCCGTGCCGGCCTCGCTCTTCCCTGGTCCGCAGGCTGGGATCAGCGGCAGCGCCGATTGCTGCTTACTGCGCCCACGGGGGAAGTTCCGGTGCCCCTTGCGGCTGCTGCGGCCCTTGCGGAGGCTGGCCGCCGTTCTGGGGCGCCGGAGGCTGGAACTGGGCCGGCGGCGCCTGGTTCTGCGGCGCGGCCGGGTTCCAGTCCGCGTTCGGCTGGCCGTAAGGCCCAGCAGGGCTCTGTGCCCCAAAGGCACCCGGTGCGCCCTGGCCACCCGGTGCAAACTGAGGCTGGGCAGGGGGGCCGTACGGATTCTGGCCGCCCGCAGGAGCAGGGGGTGCAGATCCGTACCCCGGTGCCTGATTCTGCGGCTGACCACCATACGCAGGCTGCGTAGGGCCCTGCTGGGCGTTCTGCCACGGCCCCGGCACCTGCTGCTGCTGGCCGCCGTTGCCACCGGGCTGGCCGTAGGCACCGCCGGCGAACTGCTGGCCGCCGTTGCCCTGGTAGCCGCCCCCTCCGCCCCCGTAGGCCGGGTTCGGTGCCCCGTTGCCGCCGTTGTACCCCTGCTGCGCCGGCGGCCCGTAGCCGCCCCCTGCGCCCTGCGGGGCGTAGCCCTGCGGCTGGTAGCCCTGGCCGGGCATCACGGGCGGCTGCTGCGGCTGCTGCTGCTGGACCTGCTGGACCTCGAGCGGCGCACCCGGGCGCGGCGGCTTGATGTCGCGGACCTTGGATCGGTCCTGGCCTTCGTACGGGTCGTTGACCACCCGGAGCAGCACGGGGCGGCCCTTGATGTAGTCGGCCACGTTCGCCTCGGTCCAGCCGAGCGCCCAGAACGGCTGCTGCTCCGGCGGAACCGGCACGCCCATCGCGGCCAGCTGGCGGAACATGATGCCGAGCCCCTGCGGGTTGGGCGAGCCGTCGCTCTTGGTGGGGTTGATACTCATGGTCATGGTGACCGGGTAGTTGGCCCGCTCGCCGGTGGTCACGCGGAACTTGATCGTCCACGCGCCCTTGGTGCCGTCCTTGGTCCGGCCGAACTCGGCCGTCTCCACGATCGCGTCGTAGCTGCCCGGCTCGAGCGGCGTGATGGTCGAGTGGTCGGCCATCCCGTACAGCGCGTTGAAGTCGTAGCCCTGTCCCATACTCACTTCTGTGCCTCCTGGAGATGCGTAACGATGCTGGCCATGACCTCGGCCGCCATGTCGTCGTGAGCGCCCGAGACCGCCCAGACCCATTGCTCGAAGGGGCCGAACGTCTCCGGCGCGCGGTAGGCAACGCCGTCACCGTACCGGGCCACCAGGTAGCTGTGCGCCTGTTCGCGGATAGCGGCCAGCGACTCGAGCGCGGTTTCTGTCCGGCCGCCGAACAGCGGAACCGCCTCCGGCGTCGTGCTGTCTTCTGCTGCTGCCATGATCAACTCCCTTACGTGCTGAGAACCTGCTTGAGCATGTCCTCGATCGTCCACCCCTGCACCTTGCCGGGGTAAGCCAGGCGGAGCACGTTCGGCAGCCGGCCGCCGACCCGTTCCCCGGTTTCGAACTGCGGGTGCGGGCCGATCAGCATGTCCCGCGTGCCGTCCTGGTTAGCGTGGATGTACCCGAGCAGGTCAACGTAGTACGGCAGGAAGTCGCGCGCCTGGCCCTGGACCATCGGGCGCCACTTGCCCTTGTACTCGCTGGTCCCGGCCACGAACGAGACAGACCACAACGGCTTGACCGGGTGCGTGATCAGGTCGCGGAACTGTCGGACGGTCGAGCTGACCATCCGCAGCAGGTGCCCCCAGTCGTCGCGCTCGACCTTTTTGATGCCTACCCGCTCGTCGATGATCCGCTGCTGCATTTCAGTCACCGAGTCGACGCTGAGCGAGTTGAACGGGTGCTGCCCGCTGTTGAGGATCTGGTACACCCGTTCGATGGTCCGCACGTCGCGCACCAGGACGATGCAGCTGTCCCAGGACCCGTCCACCGGCGGCATCTGCTGCGTCATCGGGTTCCAGTAGACCTTGCGCGATGGCGTCCAGAACGCGGTGTTCTCCACGTCCAGGATCAGGCGCGGCGGAGGGCCGGAGTCGGCCGTCGTGGACTTGCCCGACTTGGCGGGAGCATGGATCAGGAACGACAGCCCCTGGTGCTTGCGCTGCTGCTGCGCAGGTGCGCTGACCTGCTGCGACTGCGGCGTGTAGACCTGCGTCACCGATCTTCTCCCTGCTCTGGCCGACCCCAGCCTACCGGGGCCTGCGACTCTAGTTGCCCGGACGCTCGTGCGCGCCGCCGCCCAGGCTCGGCTTCCGGTCCTGCGGGCCTGGCCTGGCATGCTTGCCTATGCTGGCATCCCCCTCTGACATTCCGTTGTGCAGCCAGTGCGCGACCAGCACCGCGTGACGCGGCGGCAGCCTCCGCAGGCTTATCGTCCGGTTCTCCCAGTCGAGCACGATGGCCGGCCCCCTGGCCGAGCCCCACCAGACGTGATTGGCCATCCGCTTGATGCCTGCCCAGGTGATCATGCTCCGAGCACCTGCCTGACCGCCCGGAGCGGGTCGGAGCGGTAGTACTGGTACGGGTCATCCTGACGGTACCGGCCGGACCGCAGCAGCACACCGCCCCAGTCCGATCCGTCGTCCATCATCGGGCAGACGCTGGTGAACGGGCACTCCCATTCCGCGCAGCCGCTGTAGGCCGGGCTCGGGAAGCACTCCGACCGCTGCACCCGGTTGACCGCCTCGAGGGCGCCCTGCTGGTCTCCGTACACCCAGTCGAGCGCCTGCCTGGCCTCCAGGATGCGGTCGACCAGCTTGTAGATCCGTTCCTCGGCCGCGTCGAGCTGCTCGTCGTTGAAGCGGAACGCGTCGCGCTGGTAGTAGGGCGGCTTGCTCTTCTCGGTGCGCTTCACCCGCCGCAGCGTGTTGACGATCCCGCCGGAGATCAGGACTCGATCATGGCGGCCGTCCCGCTGGATCATCCGCTGCATCACCGAATAGTGCTTAAACTGCGGCTTCATCGCCAGTTTCTCGTGGCTGTCGAAGTTAGCCGCCGTCTTGTGGTCGAGGAACGAGAGCCAGCCGTTCGCCTCGTCGTAGACCACCTGGTCCATCCGGGCCTTCAGGCTCACCCCGGGCACGCCTGGCAGCGGTACCTCGAGGTCGGTCTCGGTCATGACCACCCGCAGGTTCGCGTCCTCGCCGGTCTCGGCTACCCATTCCTGGTAGCCCTTGACCATCGTCACGGCCAGCTCGCGCTCGGCGGCCAGCTCGGTCGACCAGTCGGGGAACGCCTCGGTGGCTAGGGCATACAGCGCCTGCAGCACGTCGACCGGATCGAGCCCGTAGCCGTACCAGCCCTCGAGCGCGGTGTGTATCCGGGTCCCGGTCATCGACGATCCGACCGGAATTTCCTCGGCCGGCACCGTGCCCAGGTAGTACTTCAGGTACCACTGCCGCATGCAGCGGTCGGCGGTCGCGATCTCTGAGTTGCTGATAGCCAGGTCAGCCACCGTCGAGCACCCGCCTTATCTCGGCCGCGTACTTCTCCCTGTCTGCCCAGCCGAAGCTGACCAGCTGGGCGTGCAAAGCGGTCCACGGCTCGATAGCCTGGCTCAGGAGCTGCTTTCCGACCGGGCCGAGCGGCATCGAGACGGGCACGGCCAGGGCGGCTATCAGCTCCGCCATATTGACGATCAGTTTGTCACGCTCACTGCTGCTCGATGATTCCGGCGACGAAGGCACTGTTACCGACCACCTCTCCGTCGATCAGCGGCGGGTACTTGCCGTCGATGCCGCTGGCGGCCCGGCGGTAGACGCCCGACCGCATCTGCGTCAGCGCCATCTCGGCCGATTCGCGCGTGTCGAACGGAAGAACGATCTTGTTACCCTTGCCGAGCCGGATCTGCATGCCGGCGCCGTCCAGCACGTCGAACGGCTTGGCGAACTCGATCTCGATGCACCACTGCTCTGTCACCGGACATCTTCTCCCTGGGCGGGGGCGTACGCGCCCTCGCCGGTAATGATCCACTTCAGCAGGTCGGGGTCCCGGGTCACCTGCTCGGTGCGTACGGCCTTGTCCTGACTGAGCTGGAATAGCCTCTCTTCGACTGTACCAGGTGTTATGTGGTACACAACGCGCACGGGGTTCGGCTGACCGATCCTGTCGACACGTCCGATGACCTGCTCGTTCACCAGGAACGACGGATTGGGCTGCAGGAAGGCGACCGTATCGGCCGCCGTCAACGTGATCGCCTCGCCGCCGGTGCCGGCGGTGATCATGATGACCCGGCACTCGCCTTTCTGGAACCACTGCACAGCCTGGTCGTTCTGGCTGGCCGTCTGACCGCCGTAGATCGCGCAGTGCGTGATCTTCTCGGCTGCCAGCCGGCTCTCGCACAGGTGGAGCAGCTGCGGGCTGTTCATGCAGACCACCAGCTGGCCGGGATTGTCAGACAGGAAGTCGATCAGGTCGTCGACCTTGTTGCTGGGCGCCACCATCTTGACGGCCTGCTTGTGGAATCCGTCGCTGTCCTCGGCGTCGGCGGTGTCCAGCATGGCGGACGCGGCCTGGCACATCCGCCCGAAGATCACCGCGCTGTTGTCCGCGCTGATGTCCGTCGACTCGAGCTGGGCCACCGCCTGCTTTTTCAGCTGGTCGTAGACCCGCTTCTGAGCCGGGCTCAGCTCCGGGTTGCGGAAAACAGCAGACAAGCGGGCGGGCATGCCCGGCCTGGCGATGTCCTTGGGAATGCGCCGGATCAGCGGCTGCACGGTCGCGTGGAACGCCTGCGCGGTCTCCGGCCGCACCCCCAGGAACTCGGCCCCCTTGGACCAGGCCAGCATCTTGACCGCGTACAGGGACATGAACCGCGATTTAGACGGGAACGCCCGGGGGTTGATGCCGTGCAGCAGCGGCCAGAGGTCTTCGATCGTGTCGCCGGTGATCGTGCCGGTAGCCGGCCAGAAGAACATCGCGCCGTGGGCCAGGTGCCAGACCGCCCGGGTCTGCTTGGAGCCGGCGTCCTTCATCCGGTGCGCCTCGTCGGCGATGATGCCTGACCAGGCGATATCGTTCAGTTCCTTGTCGTGCACCTCGCACTGGGCGACCGTCTTGCCGGTGCCGCCGCCGTGCTCGTCGCACTTGACGAATTCCTTGCCCGGGTAGGCGGCCAGCCGGGTATGCAGCCGGACGGTCTTCCAGCCGATCACGTACACGTCGGCTTCGCCCTCGTCCATGATCTGCTTGCGCCGTTTGGCGGCGGTGCCGTCGATCACCCGGACGCTCAGCTCGGGCGCCCAGCGGTGCAGCTCGCGCTCCCAGTTGTAGAGCGCGGCGGCCGGCGCGATCACCAGCCAGGAGCCGGCTCCGCCGGCCAGGCTGCGCGCGAGCTGGATGCCCCGGATCAGCTGCGGGGTCTTGCCGTTGCCCTGCGGGTCGGCCAGCACCGCGCGCTCCATCTGGTACAGCCACTGGGCGCCGCCGCGCTGAGCGGGGAACATGCCCTGGCCGGTCTCGGCGTCGAGCACGTCCAGGTAGCTGCGCACCGCCGGGCTGCCCGCGTCCAGCGTGGAGCGGCGCTCGTAGGCGGCCAGGACCAGCTGCCACTGCTGGTCAGCCCACTGTGACAGGCGCGGGTGCACGCTGAGCGGCTGGCCGGCCCACAGCGTCTTCAGCGCCACCCAGGCAGGCCAGCTCAGCGGCGCCCGCCAGAGCCCGTCCGTCTTGCGGTAGTTCATTCCGGGGACCTGCTCGCACAGATGGAACTCAGACCTGGCGCAGCCGACCGCCAGCCAGGGTCCCTTGCCGTGCTCGTCCGGGTCGATCGCAGCCCAGGCCATCAGTTCTCGCAGCTCCCGTCATGGTGCCCGGCGCGGCAGCAGGCGCACCGGCCGGATGGATGACTGGTATCACAGGGACATTCCATGCAGGTGGCACAGGTGCACAGTTCCGGGTCACCCAGCCAGATGGTCATGCCGCCCGGCCGTACGCCGGCCGGGCCCGCAGGCCCGGTTCCCGCGCGGCCGGCCGGACGGCGTGCGCTCACTTGCCCGGTTTGCCGGTACCTGGACGGCCGGTCGGGCGCGGAGTCTGCCCGGCTCCGCCACGGTCTCCGCTGCCCGGCTTGCCGTTCGGACCTGACCCGCCGCCTGGGCTGCCGTTCGGCTTGCCCAGCGGCGATCCTGGCTTAGGCATCAGCTGCCCCCGTCGTCGTAACGAGACGGGACGCTCAGCCCGGTCCCCTTGGCAAAGGCTACGTACTCGCGCAGGTCCGAGCGAGCCGGGTAGAACTTGCCGCTCTCGGTCGTGTAGTCCCGGCCGTTCTCGTCAGCCCACCGGCGGAATCCGTCCCACCACTTGCGGCCCTCGGACAGCGAGGTCGTTTGCTTCTCCCGTGCCAGGGCCCTGACCTGCTGGTCGGTGGCCGGCCGGGCAGCTTCCCAGTACCGCCGGATGTCTTCGGCCAGCTGCTTGTCGTTCGCGTTCGTGAGGTCGAGCACCCGCCACTCGCCGTCGCGGCCGATCGCCGTGGTGATATCGGCCTCGGCCGGCTTAGCTTCGCCTGCGGCTGTCTCCAGGTCGTCGGAGAGGACAATACGCTGTGCCATGTCAGGAGACCTGCCTGGCCGCCGCCCGCAGCAGCGCGGGCATCCCGCTGCGCTCGAACAGCTCCGACTTGTAGTCCCTGCTGGTGAGCGTGACGCCGGAGTCTTCGGGGATGGTGACGTGCGTGGTGCCGGCCGCCTGCTTGTACGCGTAGACCGTATCCAGGCCGAAGATCCCGTTGACCGAGCTGAACGTCCGAATCCGGCCGCAGCCGCGCAGGCAGTGCTCTTCGATCTGGTAGACGCCCCGGGTAGCGGTCACGCTGACCTGGCCCGGCAGTTTCTTCGCCCTCGGGCTCAGCTCGTCGGTCGGGAAGCGGTGCCGGTGGCCGGCCCGGCAGACTATTTCCTCGTCGGACATCTCGGACAGGTAGGCGTCTTTGCGCTGCTGATCGGTGCGGAGATGCGTCACTTTCGCCATTATCTTCTCCCTTTTCGTACCCTGCGGTATCGTCACCCACTATAAAGCACAGCACGCTGTGCCGGCGACAACTCGTTCTCCCTGACCAGCCAGCGCAGAAGATGACAGGCAGCTGACTGCGCGTCGTCCTTGCCCGGGACCCACCAGCCGAGCGCCTGGAGCCGGCCCCGGTCGGCTGCGTCGGGGGTGTGCTGCTGGGCCGGCTCGAGCAGCCGGCAGCCGTACTTGGCCGCCAGGTACCGGATGACGCCGATCACGTGGATAGCGTCGTGTATGCCGGCCCGGCTTTTCTTGTGCGTCTCGCTGTTGATGTCGAACCGCTCGTACCCGATCGCAAGGCTCGGCCCCCAGCCCTGGCACCAGAGGTCGATTACCTGGCACGCGTCCTGAAACGGCAGCTCTTCGGCGCTGAACTTGTACCCCGGCTGATGCCCGGCAATCGACAGCCGGGCGATCCCGGTCATCTTGCCCGGGTCGGCCCAGAGTACGGCAGGAGGCAGCATCAGCCGCGCACCGCCACATCGTCTACCGGGCGGGCGGCCATCTCTTCGTAGCCGCGCCGCTCGGCTTCTCGCTGGATCTTCAGCTGCACCAGAGCTTCCTCGCCCATCAGACCCAGGTCGCGGCCCATCCAGGTGGCCAGGGCTTCCTTGCACACGTCGCACAGGTCGATAGGCCGGGCGGTATACCCGCTGCAGCCCAGGTCTTCCCCCTGGTTGGTGGTGTGCTTTTCCTCCAGCCGCATCTGTATCTGGTAGTTGACGCACTCCCTGCCGCAGCGGTCGCAGACGGTCTTTGTCATCGCTTCCTCTCGACTTTCAGCTTGACCTGGCGGACCGTGCTCGGGCTGATGCCCATCTCGGTGGCGATCCGCTCCACCGGGACCTCTTGCTTCAGGGCGGCGGCCACGATCTCGTCGCGCTGGTCCCGCCAGTGCGAGAACTCGCGCATCATCAGGAATACCTGGTCGAGGGCCCGCTGCGGCTTGCCGGATGTGCTCTGGTACGTCACGTTTTCACCCACCTGTGTTCGAGTACCTTGCCTGACCAGGTGATTGGCACCCGGAAGGTCTCCCGGTCGGTCAGGATGCGCTCGGCTTCCCTCAGTCCCTGCTCGGCGATTTCCTCGGGAAACTCGAGCAGGAACTCGTCGTGGATCGTCAGCCGCAGGTACGGGCCGAACCCGTGCGCGTCCAGGTCGATCAGGTTGCGCTTGAGTACCACGGCGGCCGAGCCCTGCACCATCGTGTTGAGGATCGCGTACTCGTGGCCCCGGTAGACGCCCAGCTTCCTGCCGTCGACCGCGACCGCATGCGGCTTGGAGTCTTTCTTGCCCTGGCGGATCAGCCGTTCCATCAGCCGGAACACGTCCGGGTACCGCTGCTGGAAACCGTAGTAAGGACCGGACATCTGCTCGGCCGTCACCCCGGCCGTGGCCGCCGCCTGCGCCAGGCCGGCCCCGTAGATCTGGCCGTATGACGCGTTCTTGGTCCGGCTGTAGCGCGGGTCTTTCTTGGATATTTCCTCGCCGAAGATCCCGCTGGCCGCCAGCACGAAAAACGACTGCCCGGTCTCGTCGGCCGCCTTGAAATCCGCGATCAGGTTGCGGTCCTCGCTGAAGTGCGCGGTCATCCGCATCTCGATCTGGTCGGCGTCGATGCTTACCAGCTTGTGCTTCGGCCGGGGAATAAAGCTGCCCCGGATGACGGGCTCGTCGCGGTCGAACGTCTGCATCGGCGGGTCGGTGACCGACTGGCGCGAGGTGCGGGCCCGGCAGGTGTTGATGGTGTAGTGCATGGTGCCGTCGAGCTGCAGGTCAAGGAACTTATTAAGGTACTTGTTCACGATGTCGCCGGCCTTGCGGCACAGCGCCACCGTCTTCACCAGGTGCGCGTGCTCCGGGTACATGTTGGCGTAGAGCTTCAGCGCGTCCTTGCTGATCGACGGCTGGCCGCTGTCGGTCCACAGCAGCGTCGGGATGCCGGCCGCGTTGAATGCCTTCATCACCTGCGGCCCGCTGCCGACCGTGGTGATCCCGTAGGTTTCCTTCAGCCAGGCCATCGCCTGCACCCGGAACCCGCTGATCCGGTCGATCTTGTCGCGGACGTAGGGCAGGTCGACGGCCATCCCGGTGTCCATCATCCGCGCGCTGATCCTGGTGACGGCTTTCTCCAGGTCGTAAGCCTCGCGGTACACGGTGGTCAGGCTCGGGCCGAACTTGTCCCACAGGTGCGCGGTGCACACCGTGTCGAGCGCGGCGTAGCACCAGAACGGCTCCCAGTCCTCGGGCACGGTGTCCCAGGTCCAGTGGTTGGCCCGCATGCCCTCGGTCAGCACCGCCTCGCCCGCGATCGCGCGCGGGTCGACCTCGATCGCGCTGCGCGGCTTCAGCCCGGCCGGCTTGAGCGAGTCCATGATGTGCCCGCCGGTCAGCGTGTCCTCGATGTTCTCCCACGGCAGCTCGGTCCCGGTATGCTGGCGGATCACCCGCCAGTCGTACGGGCTGTTGTGCCAGATGACCTGCGGGTACTTCTTCAGCAGCTCGACCGCCGCGCCGTGCCACCCGGGACCGAATGCCCAGCCGTGCTGCTTGTCGCCGACCTGGACCAGCCGCATCCGGTGGTGGTACGGGCTCAGCCCGCCCGACTCGGTGTCGCCCGCGATCGGTCCGTCACGGCGCTCGCCTGCCCAGCGCAGGAACGCGAGCATCGTTTCCACGTCGGCGACCTTGTGAAGACGGACCCCATCGAGAGCACCGCCTGACCGGATGGCGTTGCCGCGCTCGGCCAGCTCGGTCATTCCAGCACCAGCGTTATTCCCGCACCAGGCAGGCGGCTGCACATGCAGTGTGCTACCAGCTCGTCAGTGATGAACTGGACAGAACAGCCTTCGCCGTCGAACCCGGAGCATCTCCACCACCTGCACGCAACGACGTGCTGCATCCGGCCGTGCACGTCGCAGTACGGTACGGGGGTCATGTCACCCAGATCTGCGGCACCGGCTTAGCCGAGGCGGACAGCAGCCGGTGCACCTCTTCGTCGGGCAGCGTTTTCTTGCAGCCCTCTGCGGTGCACGCCCAGTCCAGCGTGGCCATCCGGTGCTTCATCTCCTGCTGGTGCTCGTCGCACAGCACCTCGATCAGCTTCATAGCTATTCCCAGGCACGAGTAATCATAAATTGGTCCCAGTCGGCTGGCTGGACAAGGCGCTCACCTCCCGCCGGGCGGAGCAGGCCGGCCTGGTCGTAGGCGTAGGCGGCCAGCGCCGAACAGACGGTCTCGCCGTGCACCTGGCCGTCCACCGGGTCCCACAGGTGCAGGTCAGCGAGCCCGTCGCCGACGATCGCCGCCCAGTCGTACCTGGTGGCCAGCATCGCCTCGGCTGCCTTGCAGACCGTCTCGCGCTGCTCCGGTGTCTTCGGCTGGGCGGCGTTGTCGAGCGTCCAGTGCGAATTGAGGTAGTCGGCCGCGTTGCGCCAGCCCACGCCCCCTGGCCTGCCCTCGAGGCACCAGGTGACGCCCTTGCCGTCCGTATGGTGCACGACCGCGATGTGGTTGGAGATGTCCGGCTTGCCGGCCAGCGCGGCGCCCAGCCGGATCATCTCGGCCGCGAACCCGCTCGAGCGCACGGCGAGCACGTCGCCGGCGAACACGTGGACCATTACCCCTGCTCGAACAGGTGCGCGGCGTAGCGGCCGGATGACAGCACGGCGCCGTCGTCGGTGCCGAACACGTAGATCACGGCCTCGGGGTCCGCGCGCCGGATGTGGCCGGCGTCGGTCTTGGCGTAGTGGTCTTCCTCGCAGCGGAAGTAAGCCGACCAGACCGCCATGCCGTTGCCGATCAGGTTCTCGCTCGCCCGGTGCACGATCACGGCCTTGGCCGGCTTGCTGCAGCCGCCCGCGACCGGGGTGTCGCACGCCGGGATTACCTGCGTTGTCATCGTCGATCTTCTCCCTGTTGAGCCGGATTTGCGTAGCTCAGATGCTAGCCGCATCCGGCGGCGTTTCGAGCTGGAACGCCGGATCGTTGCGGGCGGCCTCGCGCAGCGCCGCCATGACCGGGCCGGAGAACCGCACGCTCTGCTGGTGCTTGCGGTCGCGGAATACCGTCAGCTTCTCGATCACCTGGGCCGGGTCCGCGCACCCGTCGAAGCTGTGGCGCGGGAACTCGTACCGGACGGGCTCGTCGTCGCCGAGGTCGCGCGGCTCCGGCGGCCGGCAGACGGTGCACGGCTCGGCGTCGTCGGGCAGGTCGTCAACGGTAGCCGGATCACCCTTTTGCGCCCCTGAGCGCACCGTGCACCGTGTGTCAGCAAGATGATACGTCAGCGAGTACCCGACCCTGTGCGTACGGTAACTGCCGTCCTCGAGCTTGTAGATCTCGATCTCCGCCCACGCCAGCGAGTCGTCACGGCGGCTCGAGCCCTTGCCGATCAGCACCCCGGGAACGGTCACCGGCTGCGCCATGCCCTTGTCGAAAATACGCACGCCAGCCTCTGCCATCTTCATCCTCTCCCTCGTTCACTCAACTGTACCTGCAGCGCAGGTAAACTCTGGTCCCAGGCGCAATCCCCCGAAGCGTCCAGGGAGATGATTAAGAGTATGAACAACAGCCCTGACCAGGTAAATTCCCCCGATGACCGCCAGTGGCAGGTGCGAGCTGTGTCACAGCACGGCTCGGAGATGCACTTCGGCCTGCGGGCGCCGCACCACCCGGCCGCCGTGCTCCGCGCGCTGGACCGGCTGCCGTTCACTACGCGCGAGATCACGGTCACCGAGATCAAACCGCCGGATGACCGCCGTGCCGGCTGACCTCGGCCACTGCCAGTGCGGCTGGCTGGTGCAGCACGTGTGCGAGGCGGTGCCGACCGCCGAAGACCTGCTCTGCGACCCCTGCCGGGAAGGCTGCCGGTACTCGGTCCGGTGGGGCGACGGTCCCTGGCACCACGGTAACAGGAAGGCATCTTTCAGTGCCTGACCTGGGGACATGCCGGTGCGACAAGCCGCCCGGACTGTACGGCGACGGAAAGCAGCACGCCTGCTCGGCGCCGCCGACCGCTGAGGATCTGCTGTGCGACGCGTGCCGGACCGGGTGCACGGTGATGTGGATGTCCTCGCCGGAGCGGCCCTGGCCGGTCCACGTCGAGTGGCCCCGGCTCAAAAACGACCCGGACTACAAGCCGTGGCTGCGCAATGTCTGACTGCAGCTGCTTCTACTTCGAACCGGATCACCGGCTGCCGAAGCGGTACGGGCTCGGCGCCGCCGCGCTGAGGTACGCAGCTCTGGGATATGCCGTCATCCCGCTCGCGCGCGGCGGCAAGCGACCGCACCAGATGCTCGGCGACCGGGGCGGCATCCACCTGGCCAGCAAAGACCCGGACCAGATCATGGACTGGTGGGGGCTGGACATGGTGGCCAACATCGGGGTGGCTACGGGGAGCGACAACCGGCTGGCTGTCGTCGACCTGGACGTGAAAGGCGGGCAGGACGGGCCGGGGGAGTGGCTGGCGTTCCTTAGCCGGATGGGATCGTCTGTGCCGTACTGGGCGCCGCACGTGCAGACGCCCAGCGGCGGCTGGCACGTCTGGATGCGCGCGGAGGCCACGCCCGAACGGCCTGGCATCCTCCCTGGCGTCGACATCAAGGGGGACGGCGGCCTGGTGGTCGCCCCGCCGTCGATGGCGATGATCCAGCCCGCCAGCCGGCCCGGGGAGCGCGGATCGGGCGAGGTGCCGGTCCCGTACGAGCAGGCGGGCGGGTGCCCGCATGCGGTGCCTGACGCTCCGCCCTGGTTCGGCCAGTGGCTGGCCGAGGCGCCGCCGGCTCCGCGCGCTGGCGGGGGAACCGTATCCGGTGCCCCGGTGGACGAGGTACTCGAAACCTACATGCAAGCCGGATTGCCGCCCGGGATGCGGAACCGGGAGCTGTACCGGACGGCCTGCGGGCTGTACCGGCGGCACGGCACGCACACAGCCGGATCAGCCCAGGTGATGGAGATCATCAGGGGCATTTATGCCAATACGGACAAAACGGATTTCGGCTGGAACGAGGTGCTGACCTGCGCCGAATCGGCCAGGCGGTTCGTCGAGACATCGACAGCCAGGGAGAACGCCCGCAATGCCGAATTCCTCGGCTGGCTCGAGCGAAGGCCCTGGAACCGGTTACGGCGAGGGGATGCGCAAACCGGGGCAACCGGTCGTAGAGTCTCACTTACCCCGCAGAGCGGGCCGGCCCGGGAGCTGATAACTCCCGGGCCGGCGGACAGGACCGCCGGTTAGCGCGTGCCGGAGAGGTCCGTGCTGCGAAACCTCGTTCAGGAAAGGACCGCAGTTATGGTTACGATACACACTTTGGCTGCCCGGATGTCTACCCGCAGCGCCTTTCGCGTGTTATGGCGGCCCCGTGCTGCCCAGACAGAGCAGGAACGCGCGGCCGGCCGTATACGCCCTGCTGGTTCATTTTTCACGACGCTGACGGAGCCGTTGACACCTCCGCCACCTGGACGATGGCCGGGCTGCCGAGGTCCGACCTTGAGCTGGCCGCGTCGGTGCGCGGGATGTCCGAGGCGGCCGGATCGCCGTTTATTTACGGCAAGCAGACGGACAACTGGTACGTGTGGGACGAGCGCGAGGGCAGGTACGCGCCGCAGCAGGTGACCTTTGCCGACCGGATGTCGCAGTCGCTGGCCTCTTGGCTCAAACAGGCGTTCGACACCGTATGGGACTGCGTGCTCGAGGTGATCGCCGGCCTGGCTGCTGACCGCGACCGGATGATGAAGAGAGCAGCCGAGAGCTGGAAGACACACCGCGCGTTCGTGGCCCGGATATGGAACCAGCAGGGCCAGGCGGCGGTGCAGAAGCAGCTCACGCAGGCGTTCAGCGTGGATATGTCCGAGGTGGACGCGGGCACCGGCTCGATCGTCGTGGACAACGGGGTGATCGACTACAGCCAGGTGCTGCGCGACGGCTACGTGAAGCTGAGACCGCATGACTCCGGGGCGATGATCACCCGCCGGACCGGCAAGTCGGTGGCCTGGGACCCGGATGCGGCGTGCCCGGTCTTCGAGCGGTTCCTGCGCGAGAGCATGCCGGACGGCCCTCAGCGTTTCTGGCTGCTGTGGCGGGTAGCGGGCGCCCTGTTCGGCCTGCAGCGCCGCAAGGGATTCCTCAACCTGATCGGGCGCCGTGACAGCGGCAAATCGACATTTACTGACCTTATAGCGTACATTGCGGGCGATTACGCGCGTCCGGTGCCGGTAGAGACGTTCCTGGCCAAGCACGCAGGCGATGCGGGGTTCCGCCAGCACGACCTGATGGCCGCGAGGTTCGTCTACACCCACGAGCCGAATGCGGGCGCGCTGTACGACGTGTCGTTCATGAAGCAGCTGACCGGCCGCGATGCCCAGCGCACGGCTGGCAAGTACGAGAAGCCGATCACCTGGAAGCCCCAGTGCACGCCGTTCATCGGCTCCAACAACCCCATCCGGTTCAACACCGCCGACGACGCGATGATGTCCCGCCAGGAGGCTGTGCTGTTCCAGGCCGGGTACGACGTGCCCGACCTGGACCTGCTCGAGCGGCTGAAAAGCGAGCGGAACGGCATCCTGCGCCTGCTGCTGGACACGGTGGCCTGGGAGGCGCGCAACGGCCTGCCCGAGCTGCCGCTGTCTGTGATCGAGCTGCGCGAGCGGATGGCGGTCGACACCGAGGACGCGCTGCGGTTCGTGTCCGAGTACATCGCAGACGGCCTGCTGGCCGAGGTCGGCGGCGACCATCCGGTGTACAAGTGCGCCGAGCGCGGCAAGCTCTGGGAAGCCTACCGGGTGCACTGGTGCGACTCCGAGGGCGTCCAGCCGGTCAAGCGCAAGACCTTCAACGAGATCATCGGGCGGAAGTACCCGATGGAGCACAGCGGTGTCCGCGTGTTCAGAGGTCTTGCCTGTACAGACAGATGGCGCGTCTTACCGGATGTACGGCCCGTCTGAAAAGCGTACAGAGCTTTGTACGCTTCGGCCCGTCTGGCCGTCCATCTGAGCATCTGCCTGCCATCTGCCTGGATCTGCCTGCCATCTGCCTGGATGGAAGCGTACAAGCGTACAGAGAGTGTCCAAGAGCCGGAACACTGTATGAGCTGGGAATACTTACTTACTTTGTACGTTTGTACGCTTTGTACGGTAATATAAAAAACTCTACACGCGTGAGAAACAGCCTTCACAGAGCTTTTCTCCGTATGAGAAACTTCTTGAGACAAAAGCGTACAAACGACCAAGGGAGAGATCATGACCCCCAGACGTACGATCTGCCTGGAATCTGCGGACAGACGCAAGTTCATGCTGACGCTGTTCGGCAGCGGCCGGCCGAATGCCTGGGCAAGTGCGTACGGTCCTGCCGGGGGCCACCTGGGTACCCTGAGCGATATCTCGGACGACGACGTGGAGAAGTTCGCGAACGAGCTGCTCGAGGCGCTGCAGGCAAAACGCGAAGGCCGGATGATGTCAGAGACTGACAACGCTTAGTCGTCACACTGTGACTACCTCGCCAGTAGTCTCACTGTGACCACCGGATGGCATACCAGACAGTGCGTATAAGGTAGAATCGGAATAGGCAGAGAGGGAGATGATCGGGATGGCGACGTTCGCGCAGTGGGTCAAGGACCAGCAGGAACGCGATGACCAGGTGGGGTATTTCGCACGGTATTTCGCCGAGGTGACGCCCGGTAAGGTGAGCACACCGACAGGCATTCTGCGCGTGCTCAACCAGGTCCGCGACCGCTCGGTGGCCGAGAGTGACGAAAAGTCGCTTACCCGGGCCGATGCGGCGATCACGGGCTACAATCTCGCCGTGCCCGAGTACCAGAAAGACCAGGCCCTGCGGCAGGCGATCGCGGCCGGCGCGATCCCCGACCCGGCCGCCCAGCCGGATGACGCTCCTGCACAGCCCGACATCACGGCGCAGGCTGCCCTGGCAGGCGACGGCCGGATCGTGCCCGTCCTGGAGCAGGTAGCCAACCCCGACCCCTCGAGCCCGGCGGGCCGGCTCAAGGCCCTGGCGAACAACGCCGCCGGGCAGGTCGTGCCCACCAGGCTGAGCCAGCCGGATGACCGCCTGGCCAGGCTCGAGGCGCGGCTGGACGCGATCGCGGGCATGCAGGCGCAGAACCAGCGGATGCTCGACGCGGTGCTCACCTACCAGCTCCGCATCCTGTCCGTGGTCGATCCCGAACCGGTCGACTGGGACACGCTGTGGGCCGAGGCCGACCACCGCGACCTGAGCACGACGGAACGGGAGTAGCCGGATGAACGTGCTGCACTTCCTCGCCGTATCGGCCCTGGCTGTGGTGCTGGCCGGGCTGCTGGTGGCGTTCACGCTGGTGGTGGCCGGATGAGTACGCTCCGTAACAACAGCGAAGAAGCGGCCTGGACGAGCTTCCTGCTCACCGTGAGCTGGCTCGGGCCGGACGAGCTGAAGATCGCCCGGATCGCCTTCCACAACGGCTGGCAGGCGCGCGGCGGGCCCGTCACGGTCGTGGCCGCCGCGTCGGTGCTGCTCGGCGTGCTGGCGCTGGCCGGCTGGATCATCGCCGTGATCGCCGGGCTGGCGTGACACGGACGGGTAAAAGCAGGCAGGCAGGTGGCGTCTGCGGTACGAGGGCGGTACATTGGGCCCAGCGCGTGACGGAGAGGACACCGGATTGATGCCAGGGGATGCAGATACGGCCAGGCAGAGGCTGCTTTCCGGCCTGCCGC